CTAATCCGGAAAGCCCATGCCGGCCAGCGAGTGATGGCACCCATACCCACCGAAATTCTCACTGACTCCTACGCACAAAACCAATAAAACCGAGAACAATACGCAAACTTTATTATCGCAGTAGACACTCTGCCAGAGCACCTGCGCCCCACGTTCCACCTGCTGCTGAAAGCCCTCGCGAACAAAAACATTGCCCAGCAGACTGGTCTCAGAGAAACGACAGTGCGCTCCTACGTCTCTGATATCCTCACCCATACCGGCTGTGCAACCAGAGGCGAACTCGCCATCACCGCCATCAAAGCCGGTATCACACAATAGCCCTAAAAGCGCAACAGGAATCTTGCCGCCAACATTACCCCTCAACAATACAAGTGCGTCATATCCTAATTTTCACTGCAAATAAGCCGCTGAGCACTATGAAGAAAAATTCACCACCAAACCCCGCCGAATCGTCACTATCGATGAAATCATTCCGGTCGGGATTTAGAGCAGCGTGACTTTTCCATCGCTGCCGTGATGTTTGACGAACAAACCGTTGCGCTGCGCGAGCAGATCCACTGTGTGCAGGAATCCACTGCCATGTACCCACCGCGACGGTTCCGCCAGCTATTAAAATAGCCTCCGTGACTGTAATTGCGATTTCTCCAATACCCGGAATGAAATAGATACCCGCAGCAGCAATAACCGCTCGAGTAATCACTCCGGAATGCTGCTCACCTGCCAATAAAATTGCATGTTCAAATGCTTCGCTAAATCTTCCTGAGTGTAAAAAGTACCGTTAATGCTTACTCCAGCATCAGTGACAGCCGCGCCCTGTGTGTAGTAATTGTTATTCCTCCCTGTCTAGCCGAAGCAGCACAGTCTCGGGAATAGCCGAATTATTTACCATTTCTTTCTCGAAGCCCAAACCCGATAGATAGAATTAGCGGAACGGGTAATGCCATTAGCCAGATATGCCCGTCGGTGAGTACTAGCATGTAATATTCAAGTAAAGATATAACAGCGACCAGCAGGAGATAGCTAATGGTAAAAATTGGTGCAAACGCTTTAAAGAATTTAATCATTTAACCTCCAGATGTTTAAAGCATACATAAGTTCAGCCTGTATTGAAAATCGGCTGCATTCGTTTGCTTTGTCGGATTAGCTATGTTCGCGCAAGTACTGCAACAGTGTGATTCCCATGCACAAAACTATAGACACAAGGCTGAGGCCAAGATTGATTTCCCGTCCCGGCCAAAACATATAACTAACCATACCAATACCGGCAGAAGCTACAATCTCTTCCCCGAAAAATCCGAACAGCAACGCAGTAACGCACATCAACAAGCAACACCCGAAAACTGTAACCCGCTGCTTAATTCCCATCTTCTTCACGAAGGTGAAAGCAATAACGATTAAGGGCAGAAATCCGCCATAAAGTAACAGTAGAATTGCCAACACGTAAGGATCAGACTGCAGAGACCAGCCGTATGCAAGAGCAATAATTCCTGCGGCGCTTAACGTGCCGATGGTCCACAGTTGGATTCTAGGCAAGCGCCGCATAAAGCCGTTATCGCCGCACACGATAGTACTTCCCTTCATTGTCGGAATCTGGCCAATCACCGTTCCAGTCAAGGTAATTTCGCGTGTGCTGCGCGATTCGTAGTCTGCTTCCACTCTTTGAATAAACGAACCCGATATGATCCACCGATCCATCGTTGCCAAAATCGACACCTATGAAATCTCCTGACCGGACGTTTGACACAAATGAACGCCATGATCGCGTGCTGTATCCGCTTCCCATATAGTTTTTGAAAGTATTGGCATTAATCCATGACACGGATCGGTTGCCTTTACCTTTCCACCACCAACCCTTGTAAACATCGTTGTAGGTGTCCATGCCAACTCCACCAGCAAGAAGAATCTGTGAGGCGAAATTAGTGCAATCTGCATCCCAGAAGATCTTTGTCTTTTCTACCCCATATTTTGGATTGGGATTCACAGTATATACATACCAAAACAAAACCAGCCAAACGGGAAAGGGCGGCAACGACAATGGAAACCAACGAGACCAAGGTGACGATGGAATACCTGCAAATGAACACCAACAGCTTCGGCGCGGTCATCCAATACGGCACTCACGTCATCGCAACCAACTGGGTGAACATGGGCAAAGGCAAACAAGGCAACACCGCCCGCCTCTACATCGCCCTGGAAGAACCAATCCCAGGGTTCGGCCCGAACTCCCGAGGCTTTAACGAATGCGCACTCGGATTGATCGCTGAGACCGACGAATACTTCCAAGACGCCGGACACGCCATCGCCTGGGTCATGAACCAGATCAACAACTAAACAGCCAGCCAGGTAGAGCCCAACCCCACTGACGGTTGGGCTTTTATTCACGCCCCGGAAGGAGACCAACAGTATGGCGATGCGCAAACTTGAGCAATACGTGCCCACTCGCTTCGCCGCGCCCTCCTCCCATTACGATAAGCGGGCAGCGGATTATGCGGTAGCGTTCATCGAGGCGCTCACACATACGAAAGGCCGCTGGGCTGGCAAACGTTTCGAGCTGCTGGGCTGGCAGGAACAAATAATCCGCGACCTGTTCGGCACCCTCAAACCCGACGGATACCGCCAATTCACCCAAGCGTATGTGGAAATACCGAAGAAGCAAGGCAAGAGCGAACTCGCCGCCGCTATCGCACTGCTACTCACCTGCGCTGACGGTGAGGAACGTGCCGAGGTGTACGGGTGCGCGGCGGATCGGCAGCAAGCCTCAATCGTGTTCGAAGTGGCAGCAGACATGGTGCGCATGTGCCCACCATTAGCGAAACGTGTGAAAATCCTACGCTCCCAAAAACGCATCATCTACACCCCAACCAACAGCTTCTACCAGGTGCTTTCCGCTGAAGCCTACTCCAAGCACGGGTTCAACATCTCAGGCGTGGTCTTCGATGAACTACACACCCAGCCGAACCGCAAGCTGTTTGATGTGATGACGAAAGGCTCCGGTGACGCGAGAACCCAGCCGCTCTATTTCCTCATCACTACGGCCGGTTCGGACACCCACAGTATTTGCTACGAGCAGCATCAGAAAGCCCTCGACATCCTGGCAGGCAAAAAGCACGACCCCAGGTTCTATCCCGTCATCTACGGTGCCGACATGAACGAGGACTGGACAGACGAGCAGGTGTGGCGCAAAGCCAACCCCTCCCTTGGCATCACCGTCACCCTCGACAAGGTGCGTGATGCGTGCGAGTCCGCGAAGCAAAACCCCGCCGAAGAAAACTCTTTCAGGCAGCTCAGGCTCAATCAGTGGGTGAAGCAAGAAGTGCGCTGGATGCCCATGAACGTCTGGAACCAAAACAACGCACCCGTAGACGATAAAGCTCTCGAAGGGCGGGTTTGTTACGGCGGACTCGACCTGTCATCCACAAGCGACATTACGGCATTCGTTTTGGTGTTCCCGCCCATCGAGCCGGACGAGCCGTATTGGATTCTGCCGAAGCTGTGGCTTCCAGAAGACACATTGGATCTGCGCGTAGCAAGGGATCACGTCCCTTATGACCTGTGGCACCGGCAAGGCTTTCTCGAAACGACTGAGGGCAACGTCGTGCACTACGACCATATCGAGCACGAAATCGAACAACTCGACCTCAGATACAACATCAGGGAAATCGCCTACGACAGGTGGGGCGCCGTCCAAATGTCGCAGAACCTCGAAGGACTCGGCTTCACTGTTGTTCCTTTCGGGCAGGGATTTAAAGACATGAGCCCACCCTCGAAGGAACTGATGAAACTAGCCCTCGAAGGCCGATTGGCGCATGGCGGGCACCCGGTGCTCGCGTGGATGGCAGACAACATCACCGTCCGGCAAGACCCCGCAGGCAACATCAAACCCGACAAAGCCAAATCCACCGAGAAAATCGACGGCATCGTCGCCCTCATCATGGCGCTCGACCGGGCACTCAGAAACGGCGGCGACGATGACGCCGAGTCAGTCTATGACGAGCGCGGACTGTTGTTTATTTAGCACACCCTGACGAATATCAGGGTCGCACCCTGACATTTATCGGTGTTGTAGCACTAGCAAGAAATGCTTAACTAGCAGTATCTCTAAGAGGAGATTGCATCCCATATCCCCAAGCTGCGTAACCCGCCACCAACGGTGGTATGACGAAAGGAAACATTATTATGAAACTACACAGAATTGCACAATTTACGGTTGCTAGTATATGCACGATCGCGTTATCTGTTTCGGTAACAGGTATTGCGAACGCTGCCAATCTGTCGAATAGTTTAAATGCGATTCACATTACTTCGTTATCTGAGCTTGACAAGGACGTAACTCCAACTGAATCAATCACACTCACAGAAGCCCAAGCAATAGAATTTGCAGCAAAAATAGCACAAGCAAATCCTGTGCTGAAAAGCAGCATTACCGCACCAGGAAAGTTCTCTATCACCGCAACAGATGTAGAGCTGCATGACGAATACCATTTTACCGCTGACCAAGTGAAACTTCTTCATAGTTTTGCTTCTGGTCAAGCACCAGCAATAAACATCATTGAAAGAACCTCAACATCCAGTAGTGATCGTGCAGCCCGCCTCTTTCACATCTCCAATGCTGATTTACAAGCCGGAACATTTGCATTCTTGGCAACTGCAGCTGAAGCAGGACCTGCAGCTGTTGCTGCTGTTTGGCCATTATTGACATCACTTGCCGGCCCACTCGGAACGGTAGCAGGCATCGCAACTGCTGTTTTAGGTGGACAATTTTTCGCAAATATTGCCGCGAAAGTAGTTGGGGCTCTTCATCAAGGTAAAGGTATTACCTTCTACTCTGATTGGGCAATCCCACCAATCACTGTGGAAATCGAAGGCGAGTAATTCGATGGGGGTATATTGAAATGAACAAGACTAGTGCTAGTGCAATAGTCCCTGAGATGTTGTGGGCATCATCCCTGATCTTTCTTGCAAGCGACTTGACCACCTCCAAATGGAATGAATTTCACAATCTAGCAATGATTGCAATTCTCACTGCCACTGCGGTGTGGAGTATCTACAGACGTTTTCAAGAAAGTCTCTCTGAGGTTTTCTGGTCACTACTGTATATGGCTTCCACAATCGGTTTGATTACCATTCAAAATTCCTCTTGGACTCGGTTTACAATACTCATCATCATGGTGGCATATATTTACGGGCGAAACTATCGCGAAAAACAAAGAGGGGTGTAAGTATCAATAACGAGTTTAACTAAGTTTATATTCCAAAATCATTACACTGGTAAGATCTACGTCTTACTGTGTACGTTTGCCTATCTCGGTTAAACAGAAACGGATCAAATTGGAACGCAATCTAGAAATGTAATGTAGGCATCTCCTATACCCTAGAGTCCCTCAGGATCGCACAATTCTGAGGGACTCTTCTCTATAAGCTTATGCCGAGTTCATCATGCTCGCAGCAGCGGTACTGGCTATTCCGAAAACATTGATCCTTCGTAAGGAAACGGAATAACGATCGTAATTAATACTGTTTTGTTTCTTCTTCGGCTGGCGGGTTCAAGTTGGCTTGTACCCTCCAGCTCGTATGCTTGACAGATTAGTATCCAGCTTTGACGGCAGTGACGGTGAGTTCACCTCGATTGGTAAAGCCGGTAGCTGTGAAGAGTTCAGAAATGTACGAACGTGCGGTAGCTTCAGTAATCCCAAGCTCTCGGGCGATGATCTTGTTGGGTAGGGCTTGGATGAGCAAATCGAATACGGAGCGTAGATAGTTTGGGAGCTGCTCTACTTTTTGGCGGAAATCGTCATAGGTAGGATCGTTTTTACTGTATACCATATAAGATTCTGCGAGTATCTGGGTGGGGCGCGGTCCGAACACACGCTGACCACTGTGGGCTTGTTTAATTAACTGGGCAAGCTCAGGGGCTAGAATGTCTTTGGTGAGAAACCCGCGCACATTACTTGCTAAGGATTGTGCGAGTGAGTCTTCGTGCTCGAATGCGGTCAGCATCACCACAGCAATATTGGGGTACATTCGCCCGATTTCTTTCGCGGTCCTAATACCGTCAAGAACAGGCATATCCACATCCAGCAGTGCCACGTCTACTCGATGTTCAGCTAAGACGTGTAGTGCCGCGCGCCCGTTTTCCACGGCTGTTACCACCGTAATTCCATCTTGTAGGTTCAACAAATTAGCTAGGCCATCACGAATGATCTGATCATCATCGGCCAGTAGGACGCGAATATCCTCACTCATCGCTACCTCCTGTAATGCTAGGATTGAGGTTAGGAATAGCAGCGCTAATAATCCAGCGGGCACCGGTAGAAGTGAAACTCATACGCCCGCCCTCGCTCTCAATCCGGGATTGCAAATTGGCTAACCCAAACCCACCAGTGAGCGTGCGATCGATCGGCTCGGTGCTAATCTGGTTCCTCATCATTAACGCCAGCTCGCTCCCCTCAAGATCCACATAAAGCTCGACACTGGTCGAGGATTGCCCATATTTCAACACATTCGTGGCGGTCTCACGCACAAACAGTGACGCTGTGAGCAAAGCCTGACGAGAAAGCAAATGGTCAATATCAGCCGCCATCTCCACCTTCAACACCATGCTGCGGGAGCGTAACATCACTGCGGATTCTGTCACCGCTACCCGAAAACTCGGCGCAGCCACGGTTTGGTTCAGATCCATAATCATTGGACGTAACCGGCGAGAAGCACCCTGGGTAATATTTGTGATCGGATCAATCTCGTCAGCAAGCTCAGGATGCGCTGCAGCCATGTTCTGCACCAATATGGCCACTTGAGCAAGATCCTTCGCAATCGTGTCATGTAACTGGGCAGCCAATTCGGTTCGGATTGAGGCTACTGCTTCGCGTGATGCTCGACGTGCATTGGAAATCTCGCGCTCAGATTCGCTGGCCTTGTCGAATGAGGATCGGAGCAGTAAAGCAATAGTAAAAACCAACACTGCCACGAGGATTTCACTAACTAGCTGGAATGGGAGGTCATCATTTTGCCACAAGGACAGCAGTGCCACACCGCCAAGTAGTATGGAGGCTCTGATCGTATGGTGATTTATGATCCATACGGCCACGATCAAGGTAATGCCGAATGTCGGAAATGACAGCGATGAATCAAATTCAGCCAACCCTATCGCGATATAAGCAAGGGAAAAAAATAAATCGCCAATAGTTCCTAGCCAAGGGGCTGCAGCTAGTGCTATACAGAGGAAAGCTAAAACCCAGATAGTTGAAGTGTCGAAAAAGGGAGGTGAGAGATGAATAATGAGTTCAAAAATCATAATAAGTGCAGCAGTTAGTAAATAGGCTAGCTTATAGCTGCTTGCGCGCGGGTATAGATGGCGCTTAATGACTTTGAACATCACTAGTTTTTCTTGCAACCAGGCAGTTTAGGAAGTAACGTACACAACAGGTTACCATAGTATGCTTTGACTGTTGCAACGCTTGTTGTGGTGGTTTCTAGTTCGCTAGCAAGCACAACCGTGCTCGGTGGGATAGCCACCCCAAACCCAACAGCCCAGCAACTACTAGAGCCATCAAACGAGAACTAGCTCTCCGCGTCAATCCTACCATTTCTGTCACCGCACCCTTTCTACATCGTCCGCTTTTTCTTGTACTCTTCGAACTTACTAGCCTGCTATGGCTTTTCGACACCGATATGTGTCAGGGTCGCACCCTGACATTTATCGGTGTTGTAGCACTAGCAAGAAATGGTTACCTATTAGTATCCTAAGAGGAGATCGCAGCCCATATTCCCAAGCTGCACAGCCCATCACCAACGGTGGTATGACAAAAGGAAACAAAGATGAGATCCACGAAACAATTCTTTTATGCAAGCGTAACGTTGATCACTACTGGGGCTCTTGTTCTGGGTGCCACTGGTTTTGCTTCCGGTGCGGAAACCATACCTGCGAAACCCGCTCATGCGGAGGTGGCTGAATCTATAGGTCGCGTGTTAAACCGGACTTTCGATACTAACTATTCTTCGCATATGTCTCGAGATGGGTATGCAGTTTCTGCGATGCACATAGGAACTACGGAGCAACGTGACCCCCAAAGTCCCCAATGCTCAATCACTGAAAACGCACCAGACAGATCAAGCGAACTTATTGGAACTCAGCGGGAGGTCGCGCTTAATCGCGTTAAGCAGGATGCTTCCTTGAAAAAGATTGAAATCTCCTCGACAGTGGAGCAGCTAAACTTCGACGCTGCAGTGGCTTTGAAAATGCAAAAACAAGGTAGAGTGTTCACGACTGTTGCTATCCCTGTTGAAGGTTATAGCCCAATTAGTAATTTTACTGTTGTCTATGAAGAAAACGGTGCTATTTCCAACTACGCCGAGACGCTCTACTTTGAAGGGGAAAACGGCAACCTGTGGATGGAGCAGTGGGTGGATGGGAAGTTTATCCGATCCAAAGATCTTGGAGTTAAATTCATTGATAACGATGCAATGAAACTGGAAATGCAGAATCTAAAGGCTAAGGCAGATGAGGCTGCAGCAAGCCTGAGTCAGGAGCGGTCTATAGGGAAAATCGCGGCATGTTTGGCTGCGGCAACGGGCGTTGGTGGGATAGCGGCATGGGCCATTGCTGCTGCGTGCGCAGGCGCTTGTGCATTTCCAGAACCCACAGCGTCTAAAGTCGTCTGCGCAGCGTGTATTGGCGGTTATGCCACCCTCGGCGCTGGTGGCATGGCGGCAGTAGTTGGATGTTTTCAGCTGTAGAGGATTGGAAATGAAGCTGATTACTACTAATCTGAAGCGATCTTTCTATAGGGTTTGGAAAGTTATAGCGATCACCGTTCTTGGAACCGTTGCTACTGTGTCTGTCCCGCTTACTTTTCTTTATGGACGGGGGTGGGCGTTGGTTTCTCTAACATGCATTGCTGCAATGGTGCTTTTGCGGCCTAGAGACCCTGCGTAGTCAAGCAGCTCCCCCGCGCACTTAACTATTATTTATAGCTAGTGGGTGACCCCAGCGAATAACTTGGGGTCACCCACTAGCTAGTTCTAATACTATTAGAAGGCAGGATCACGCACGGCGGTCACCCAGTATTGGCGTGGATGGCAGACAACATTACGGTGCGGCAAAACCCGGCAGGCAACATCAAGCCCGATAAAGCCAAGTCCACCGAGAAAATCGACGGCATCGTCGCACTCATCATGGCGTTAGACCGAGCGATTCGAAACGGCGACGAGGCTAGCGAATCGGTGTATGACGAGCGCGGGCTGTTGTTTATTTAGCACACCCTGACATTTATCGGTGTTGTAGCACTAGCAAGAAATGCTTAACTAGCAGTATCCAAAGAGGGGATTGCAGCACATATTAAATTACTGTGTTGTGAACGGGTCATAATGATGTGACATGACAAAAGGAGTACGAAGGTGAAACTACGTAAAGTTGCACAGTTAGCAACAGCAAGTATTTGCACCCTTACACTATCGTTTACAGTAGTCGGAGTTGCAAATGCTACAGAAGCGCAGCATTCTACTACCGTTGCATCACAGCTTCATAATGCAGAGTGGGACAGCTCGCTTACAGAATCTGAAATTGAGGAATTCGCTGATGCCACAGCAGATAGTTTTGTGGTGCTATTTCGTGATGTCATCAAGCATGATGGAGCGAAGTTCGTTATAGACGAAAGACTGGCTGCTGAATATGGTTTTGGTGGAAGTTCTGAGCAGCTTACTCTTATCGTTAACTCACTAAATGGAGCTTCCGACAATCCGTATGTAGATGCACATTCAGATCGCAGCTGGGGTTCGTTCGGATCATGTGTGGTGACGGGAGTTCTTGGTTTTTCACCCTTCCAAATTGATTACAATCTATTTGGTAAATACATTTACGAAAAGTCTTGGAACAAAGTCGCTGATTTACTTAAGCGTTATGCTAAGAAAGAGATCACTAAAAAGGGTGGCGATATTGTTCTTAAGCAAATCATTAAGTCAACTCCAGCAGGATTTGCTGCATGGTTAGGCGTTTACGCTGTCGGTTGTGCCGCAAAAGAGGCATGGAATTGGTGGAGAGCCTAATGCCGCGTACTATGCATGAACTGTTGGTCGGCCTACTGACTTTTGCATTGGTTGTTTGCCTGTTTTCTTTGTTAGCTCTGGTTATTTTCCCTTTACGTACAGTGCTGAGTATTGCTTTTCCATCACTGTTGCTTGGAGTGACAGTTTTAGGCATTGGGTATTTTCGCCAGAAAAAAGGAATTGACGAATAATGTCATTTCGAAGCAGCTTATCTACGACTAAGAACCGATGCCGAGTAATGGAGTTCAGGGAGTTTCCGTATGTCTAGGTAAATCGTCTTACTGTCGATAACTGAACAATTTTTGAGCTGGTGCTCCTTACTGCCTTATTGGCTGTGTTAGGGGCATCAGTTCTTTATACACAGCTTAGGGAGATATACGTGAGACTCTTGAATTTGCTACGCCCTAAATCGAAATTATTCGAGAATCACACGATTGGGTCGTCATATTCGTTTATGTTCGGCCCCACCTCTGCGGGTAAGCCGGTGACGGAACGCTCGGCGATGCAGATGACTGCGGTCTATGCGTGCGTGCGGATCTTGAGTGAGGCGATTGCTGGTTTGCCGTTGCACGTGTATCGCTACGAGGACGACGGCAGACGGAGCAAAGCCTTGGAGCATCCGTTGTATGTGTTGTTGCATGATGAGCCGAACCCTGAAATGACCAGCTTCGTCTTCCGTGAGACCCTTATGACACACTTGCTGCTCTGGGGTAACGCCTACGCCCAAGTCATTAGGAATGGTAAGGGCGAGGTACTCGGGTTGTATCCGTTGATGCCGAACCGGATGCAAGTAGGCAGGAACGATAACGGTGAGCTTGAGTACGTCTATACTCGCACTGGCGACGAACCCAATGTGGATCAGCCCCGTAAAGTCACCTTGACTGCGGCGGATGTGCTCCATATTCCAGATCTTGGTTTTGATGGTTTGGTGGGTTATTCGCCGATTGCGATGGCGAAAAACGCTATCGGGCTTGCTATCGCCACCGAAGAATACGGGGCTTCATTTTTTGCTAATGGTGCGGCTCCTGGTGGTGTGCTCGAGCATCCTGGCATGATCAAAGATCCAGCCCGTGAGTCCTGGCAGCAGACCTTCGGTGGAGCTAGGAACAGCAATAAGATTGCGGTGCTTGAGGAGGGCATGACATACACCCCGATAGGGATTTCGCCTGAGCAGGCACAGTTTCTCGAGACACGGAAGTTTCAGATCAACGAGATTGCCCGGATTTTCCGTATCCCTCCGCACATGGTCGGCGATTTAGAGAAAAGCTCTTTTAGCAATATTGAGCAGCAGAGCTTGGAGTTTGTGAAGTACACGCTCGACCCGTGGGTCATCAGGCGGGAACAAGCCATCACAAAACTCTGCTCTCGGCTGATGAGAAACCGTGTTTTTTAGTGAGGAGCATCGGCGTGCCTGGTGGAAAGCACACCCTGAGGCGCGAAAAGGCGCACTGCTATCTACACCTTTACCTGCGCTGGCTGCGCAACCACATTCACTGCCTACGGCAACAAGACCCGAAAGTACTGCACTCATGCCTGCTACGTTACCCACAGGGGCACGGCATGAAAGCGATTCAGATGAACCATGAGGCAGTCTGCAGGGTCACGCTCGCACATGCCGAAAAACTCCGCGTAGCTGGTGCTATCTTTCAGGCTGATTATCAGCGGGTACGAGAGGCTCTCATCGGTTCGTATCAGCCTGCGATTATGGCGCTGTTATTGCCACAGCAACTGGATAAATGGCGCGAACAGAGTGATGTATAGAAGCAAGGAAATACACCGATATTGATCCAAAAGGAAGCAAGAATGGAGATCCACAAACTACCCCCACGCCCCGCACTCACCAAACGCCTGCGGGTGGCGGCCTACGTGCGGGTCTCACGCGAATCGGAACGTCTCACTCATTCCTTCTCCGCGCAAGTCTCCTACTACAACCAGCTCATCAGCTCAACGCCGGGCTGGGAATACGCTGGCGTCTACAGCGACTACGCAACGACAGGTACATCTACCACGGGGCGTGGCGAGTTCAACCAGATGATCGAGCAAGCACTCGCAGGGAGTATCGACATTATCCTCACCAAATCCATCTCCCGCTTCGCCCGTAACACCGTCGACCTCCTCGAAACCGTGCGTGAACTATCTGCTGCTGGTGTATCGGTGCGTTTCGAACGCGAGCACCTTGACACCGCCAACGCTGAAGGCGAAATCCTCCTCACTTTACTAGCCTCGTTCGCGCAAACTGAATCCGAATCTATCTCGGCTAACGCGAAGTGGGGAATCAGAAAAAAGTACAAGGATGAGCTGTTGCATTCGCGCCACCCCTACGGATACCGCTACCACCACGGCCAGCTCGACATCGTTGAAGAAGAAGCCGTGATTGTGCGCCGCGTATTCGATGAATTCCTCAAAGGCATTAGCCCTGAGAAAACCGTCGACACGCTCAATGCTGAGGGGCTACGCTCGCGTGGCGGCGGCAAGTTTAGAGCATCCGTGACCCGTCAATGGCTAGAAAACGAAACCTACACAGGCGATGCAATCTGCCAAAAACACTATCGAGCACACGTCGGCAAAAGCACCAGCAGCCCCAACACAGGCCAACTCACCAAATACCTGATAGAAGACTCCCACCCACCAATCATCGACCGCAAAACCTTTGACGCGGTACAGACAGAACTGGCAAAACGTAGAGCATCCGGCGGGCGTGGCCTGACCCCCACGGGAGGCACCGGAGCACTCACCCACCGCATCACCTGCACCCAACGTGGCAAGCACTATCAGCGCCGCACCAGGAAACAAGCCCATGGAGAATACAAGTACTGGTGGTGCGAAACCGCCACCAAAGGCCACGGCAATCCATGCAAAGCCCACCAACTCCGCGAGGAAAAGATACGCGCCATCATCTGCACCGCCTTGGATCTAGCCGATTCGGATGACAAAACCGTCATTGAACAGGTTGAGCGCATTGAAGCTACGCCCGATTGGCTCCTCACCATCCACCACACCGACGGGAGAAGCACGACAATTGATTACCGCACTGGATTGGAGGTGAACCACTGATGCCAAAAATCACCGCGATCCCAGCAACCAAACCCCTACACTCTGGCAACCACGCCCTGCCCAACATCCGCCGGGTCGCAGGCTATGCCCGCGTCTCCACAGATGATGCTGACCAAGCCAACTCTTATGCCGCCCAGGTGGATTACTACGAGCACTATATTCGCTCCCACGACGGCTGGCAGTATGCAGGTATCTACACTGACGAAGGCATCAGCGGCACGAGCATCAAACACCGCGACGGCTTCAACCAGATGGTCACCGACGCCCTGAGCGGCAGAATCGACCTGATCGTCACAAAAAGCGTCAGCCGGTTTGCTCGCAACACCGTCGACTCCCTCACCACCGTCCGCGCCTTGAAAGATAAGGGTGTGGAGGTGTTCTTCGAAAAAGAAAACATCTGGACACTCGATTCTAAAGGCGAACTCTTGATCACCATCATGTCCAGCCTTGCCCAAAAAGAATCACGCTCTATTAGCGAGAACGTCACCTGGGGACAGCGCAAACGCTTCTCCGACGGGAAAGTAAATATGCCCTTCAAAAACTTCCTCGGCTACAAGCGCGGCTCAGACGGTAGCCCGGTTATTAACCCCGAACAGGCCGAAACCGTGCGCCGGATCTACCGCCACTACCTTGAAGGCATGAGCATCCCACAAATCGCCGCCGCGCTCGATACTGACGGCGTGCTCACCCCGCGTGGCAAAACCCGCTGGAGCCACACCACCATCCAACCCATCCTCACCAACGAAAAATACAAAGGTGACGCGCTCCTGCAAAAGACGTTCACCGTCGACTTCCTCACCAAAACCAAAAAGATCAACGAAGGCGAGGTACCCCAATACTATGTGACCGGCTCACACCCAGCCATCATTGATCCCGAAACGTGGGAGCTTGCCCAAGCCGAATTCAATGCGCGCGGCATCGGCAGAAGAGAACGCGTCTTTACCGGCAAGATCTTCTGCACCCACTGCGGACGCACTTACGGGAGCAAAACCTGGCATTCCACCGATGCCTACAAAACCGTGATCTGGCAATGCAACCACAAATGCCGCAGCCCACATCCCGCCCAAATGCCCATCCTGCGTGATAAGCAACTCGAACATATCTTTCTAACCGCGCTTGCCACCTTGCTTAAACGCCGCAACCTCATCGACTGGGACTTGCTCGAAACCACGCTCACCGACACCACCGAGCTAGAGGCAACCGCTATCACACAAGCAGCTGAGATCGAGGCCTGCACCAAACTCATCCGGCAAGCCATCAGCGCCAACGCCACCCAGGCGCAAGACCAGAGCGAATACCAGCACGCTTTCGCCCAGCTCGAAGCAAGACAACAACAAGCAATCGACGCCTACAACGCTACCCAAGCTGAGATTGAGCGGCGCAAAGGACTCAAAGCCGAACTTGCCAAATATCGCCGCACCCTCACCGACCTAGATACAGCAGGAGAATTCGGCCCCGCCACTTTTCACGCCCTGTGCCAACGAATCAACATCACCCCTGACGGGCACGCAGCCGTGATGTTTAAAGACGGCACCGAGATTGGAGCCCAGTAACCCAACTGAAGAGCAGAATCATTTAAGGCCAGTAGCACCCTCGCTACTGGCCTTTCTTTTATGCCCATAAGCGCCCTACTCAACCCAACTTTTACGCACCAAAGCCAACTTTTACGCGCAACCCCGATTTTGGCGCAAACAAGAAAATTTTGGCGCACTCTCACAAAACAAAACCTGCTGGCGCGAAATTGTATCAACACCAGCAGGCAGTTAGTTACTTAGACGTTCATTTTGATACAAGGCTGATTGTGGGTGCAAACCACTCATGTGGAGCAATCAGGGTTGTGAGACGAGTAACTCGACCCGTCAGGTGTCAAACAGCTTAAAGTCAGTGCCAAGCGGTAGCATGTGAGTAAGGCCTTCACGTTCACGGTGACCCGGTGTAGTTGCAAACCAAGCACCAGCCTCGACCTTGAACAACCACCACACAAGGAGCCGAACCCAATTGACCATCACCTCCAAACCCTTGTGGAAACTCCTCATCGACCGCGACATGACCCGAGAAGACCTACGCCACGCAACCGGCCTATCACCAGCCACCATCGCCAAACTAGGACGTGATGGCAACGTCACCACAGACGTCCTCGCCAGGATCTGCACCGCCCTAGAATGCGACATAAACGACATCTGCGAAGTCGTCCCAAACGAACAGGAGATCGCACAATGATCCGTGACGCTCACGAATACAACGAAACCGTTACCCCGAACGAATTTGACATCGAGCGGCTGCGTGCAACACTGCCAGAGTATTTCGACAAAGACGGCGAGTTTATGCTCGATAAATTCCAAGCCTGCCTCACGCGGGGGGGGGTAAACCTTACTAAAGAGGGCTACGAACTGAAATTCCTTGGTAAATCCTATGCCAAGTATCTAACTTCCACTGAGACTGAAACTGTTGTCGTTCCAGATCTAGAGCACAATAGCCAACCGGAAAACAAGGACTCCGAAAACCTCTATATCGTCGGCGACAACCTCGACGCCCTCAAACACCTGCTCGGCTCCTATGCAGGCAAAGTCAAGTGCATCTACATCGACCCGCCCTACAACACAGGCTCCGATGGGTTCATCTACAACGACGACTTCGGATTCACATCTGCACAGCTTGTCGACAAGATCGGTCTCAGCGAAGACGAAGCAGAACGAGTACTTGACCTTCAAGGCAAGTCCTCACATTCCGCGTGGCTCACCTTCATGTATCCGCGTCTCCAGCTCGCTAAACAGTTGCTTTCCGACGATGGAGTCATATTCATCAGTATCGACAACAATGAACTTGCGAATCTGAGACTACTCTGCGATGAGATTTTCGGAGAACAAAATGCAGTCGCAACGCTTACTCGAAAAGCTTTGCATACCGTTCGCAATAGTTCCGAAGATATGAATGAAAATACAGATTTTGTCGTAGTTAGCCTCACAAATAGGGATACATACGTTAGCGACGATCGGTTTCGACTGCGCGCAAAGTACGACAAATCAAAGGCATACAACCGTGATGACCAGGACGGTAAAGGGCCATATAAATTAGATCCGATCTACGCACGAAACTATGCGAAGCCGTACACGTACACCTTTAAGAATGGGATTATCTGGACAGCACCAGAAGGATCTTTCCCAAGGTACTCAGAAGAAACGCTCAGATCGATGGAGGCGACCGGACAGATTGTTTTCTCCAAAGACGGCAATCCTTCTGCTAAGCGGTACTTGTGGACAGTACAGGAAGGACAGCCTGGCGACGCCCTTTTGCGAACTGAAGACGTGGGATATAACAGCCATGGGACAAAGGAACTTGCGGCTCTACTTAATTCAGATAAGGTGTTCTCACAGCCAAAACCGACTGCTCTAGTTAAATATCTAATCTCACTCCACTGGGACTCCTCAGCTGTGATAATGGATTTCTTCTCTGGCTCTGGAACAACAGCTGATGCTTTGATGCAACTCAACGCTGAAGATAATGGTAATCGTCGCTTTATTCTCGTTCAATTGCCAGAGTGTATTGATCCTAAGAAACCTGCTTATGATGCTGGTTACCGCACGATTGACGAGATTGGTCGTGAGCGGATTAAGCGTGCTGCTGCGAAGATTAAGGGTGAGACTGGTGCGGATATTGATTATGGGTTCCGCTTGTATCGTTTGGAGGAGCCGTCTGGGCAGGTTCTTGATGATCTGCTGACGTTTGATCCGAAGCAGGACGGTACGTTGCTAGCTGGGGATTATGTCTCAAAATTCGACCTGAACGGTACGCCCGGGCATGACACTGTGTTGGCGACGTGGTTGGTGAAGGACGGTTACGGGCTAACAACCTCTGCTGAGAAAGTGCGGCTGGAGAGCTACGAGCTGGATGTGTGCGGAGATTCTGCTTATATCATCTCTCCGGGTTTGACGAGTGATGACGTGGTGGAGCTTGTTCGCCTGCTTGAGAACGGGGATCTTGCGGTTTCTCGGGTTGTGGTGTTTGGGTATTCAGTGACGTTTTCGGTGATGCATGAGTTGAAGAAAAACCTCTCGGTGCTGAAATCTGGTCGTATCGTGTCTGTGATTGAGAGGCTGTAGGGCGATGCAGATTAGGCTTCAAACCCTTGAGCATCAACAGCGTGCGTTGAAAGCGGCGACTGGTGTATTCGCTGGTGTTGATTTGAGCTTCACTAGTCCTGCGGAAGCGAATCCGGTTTTTGAGGTGAGTAATCCGCAGATTGCACATAACATCGCGCAGATACAGGCTGGGGCTGTTGACGGGGTGGCGGCTGTGCCGCGCGCGTGGCGTACCCGCAGCGATGATGGTGTGCTGGGCGTGGATATCAAGATGGAGACTGGTACTGGTAAAACCTTGGTGTACACGCAGTTGATGTTTGAGCTGAACCGGCTTTACGGGTTCCACAAGTTCATCATTCTGGTGCCCTCGACGCCGATCAAAGAAGGTACCCGGTCGTTCATGAAAGCGGACTACGCCCGCCAGTACTTTGATGACACCTACGGTGGTCGCTATAAGTTGGATCTGGAGGTGCTTGATCCACAGAAGCGACGCAAGGGCCGCAAGATGTTCCCCTCGGCGATTTCAAATTTCGTGCAGACCTCCCGCTTAGCGAAAGGCCGTATTAGCGCGTTGTTGATGACGGACGGGATGTTGCAGTCGAAAGCGACGATGGCAACCGTGTACGACCATACAGTGCTGGGCATGTCGAGCCAACCGTATGAGGCATTGGCGATGACCCGCCCAGTGGTGATCATTGACGAGCCGCACAGGTTCCGCCGCGAGAACAAGGCCTATCAAGTGCTGCTTGAGCAGATCCAACCACAAGCTATCTTCCGGTTCGGTGCAACATTCCCGAAGTTAGATAAATCAGGGGCGACGGATTACAACAATCTTGTGTTTAACCTCGGGTCGATTGAGGCGTTCAACGAGCAACTCGTTAAGGGTGTGGCGATACAGTACCCGCAAGATGACGGCGGTGAGTCCGTGCGGCTTAAGCTCACTAGTATGTCGCGCTCAAAACCGAAGAGTGTCACGTTCAATAACCTCGATACCGGCAAGTCCATCACGCTGCGAGTAGGTGAATCCCTGGGCGATGTCGATGGCGATTTCGCTGGTCTCACAGTTGAGGGTGTGGGCAAGACCGAGAACACGTTGATCAAATCCGGTGTTACGTTGTCGAACGGGCAAATCCTCGCGACGGGCGATATTGTGGCTAGCCGTGTGTATTCAGAGACGTACCAGAGCTTGATGATGAAACAAGCGCTCGATAATCACTTCGAAGCCGAGTGGGAAAATTTCCGTCGCTCCACCAAGGTTAAAACACTCACACTGTTTTTCATCGACTCGATTGAATCCTACCGTGGTGAGGATGGGCCAGGACATCTGCGTGCACGGTTCCATGAACTTCTCACCGCGAAACTGAACGAGCAGATTGAGGAACACAAGAACGACGCATCCACAGTCGGAAAGGAGTACGCTGCCTATCTGCGTGCGTCACTGACGGATGTGACGGCAACGAATGGCGGCTACTTTGCGGCGGATAATTCTTCGAGTGATGAAGTGATCCAAGCTGAGGTTGATCAAATCCTGCGAGACAAGCAGGCGTTGCTCTCTTTCACGAATCCGGATGGCACACCCAATACGATGCGCTTCGTTTTCTCGAAGTGGACGCTGCGTGAGGGGTGGGATAACCCGAACGTCTTCCAGATCGTCAAACTCCGTTCCTCGGGCTCAGAGATTTCCAAGCTTCAAGAAGTCGGACGCGGTCTGCGCTTGCCTGTAGACGTGAACGGTACACGGCTTGCAAACGAACAGTTCTACCTCACCTACCTGATCGACTACACCGAGAAGTCGTTTGCAAACGCGCTAATTGGCGAGATCAACTCTGACGCTACAGTGGCAACACCGTCAGTGAAGGAACTCCTGCCCAAGGTCGCGGCAGAGCTCGGAATTATAGAAACCGACTTGTTTATTCGCCTCTTACAGGCTGGATTTGTCGATACGGACAAAAACATTATTGAGGGAAGAGAATCAGAACTGTTGGAGTCTTATCCGCAGTTCAATGTGGGCAAACTCAAGCCCGATAAGGTGGTGACGAACAAGACCAAAACCAAAGTGGGTATCCGCTCTGGGCGTTACGCCGAGCTTAAAGACTTGTGGGAGACCGTGAATGCCAAGTATTACCTGCGGCTCGACAACCTCACTGAGCAAGAAATCGACAGCTGTATCGACGACATTTTGGACTCAGGAATCTACACCGCTCAGGTGAGGCGGTTCATGCAAGAGACAATCGAGCATGACAATGATGGCGGGCTCGTTGCAAAGGCATCAACTAAGGCTGTGTTCTCCGTCGATGACACGCTCACCTATGGAGACTGGCTCAAAGCTGCCTACCTACAGACTTATTTGCCTATCCGGGCGATCAATGCCGGTCTTGTGCGCTACAACGCCAAGCACCCGTTGCCGGAGGAATTTTTCAATAAGGCTACGCTCGCCAAATTCGTCGCACAGTTCCATGAATGGATGCAACGCGAGTTCATCAACCGCTTCTCCTACACGCGCATCGACGCGCCACTAGGAGCCACAGCACTGACCGAACCAGACGGGAAGCCGCTACGAGACATCGTCCAGGGCAACATCGGCATCTACCGTGATACCAGCGCGAAAGTGCCAAACAAGTTCCTCTACGACGCGTTCGTCTACGACTCGCCGAAAGAAAAGGACAACATCCAAGACTCCGACGCGCTCGACGAAGTCGTCGTCTACGGCAAGATCCCCAGGCGATCCATTCGTGTCCCTGTCTATTTCGGTGGTACTACAAGCCCAGACTTCATGTACGTACTCAAAGGCGCAGACGGCAAAATGTCACTGAACTTCGTCATCGAGACAAAAGACGTCAACGCCCAATCCGACCTACGCGAGTCAGAGAAGCTACGGTTCAAGGCAGCCAAGAAATTCTTCGATTCCATCAGCGACGAGAACATCAACGTCCAGTTCGCACCACAGCTCAAGCACGACGACATCGTCGCACTCATCAAACAGGTGGTAGCGCAGTGACAATACTATCGAAGGTACAAATACTTGGTTATCGGAGATTCAGAGAGTTTACGTTTGAACCCACACCTGGAACCAACATCATCGTTGGCGGAAACGAAGCTGGCAAGTCAACACTTATCGAAGCGATAACACTGGCACTCACCGGACACGTCAATGGTACGCGAGCTACAGATTACCTCAACCCGTATTGGTTCAATCAACAACTGGTGAGTGAGTTCTTCTCTAAAGACCCTCTTGACCGTAATTACCAAACTGCTCCTGAATTCCGTATCGATGTTTACTTCGATACAGAGAAGGGAGAGCTACAGAAGCTCCGGGGCGTCAATAACATGGCAAACGAAGATTCTGTAGGCCTCTCCATATGGGCACATCCCGATCCCGAATACACGCAAGAGCTCAACGAGTATGTCAAACAAGAGGACTGCCCTGAAATCCTGCCAGCCGAATATTACATAGTCGAATGGCTAAGTTTTGCAGGATTTCCAGTCTTGCGTCGACCGAAAGACCTGATTGTTTCGCTAATCGACAGTCGCACAATCCAATCCGAACGCGGTATCAACTATTACACGAGACAAATTCTTGAGACACGGCTTGATTCCAAGGACCGGAGCAAAGTGTCTGTTGAGCACCGAAAACTCCGTGCAACGCTCGGCCGCGATGTTCTGCAGGAGTTGAACAGCACGCTCTGTGATGAAAGCCACTCAATCCCTGGGGCAGTGGTTGGTTTGCAAGTCGACCAATCACGGTCGGCTTCATGGGAAAGCACTTTGATTCCAGACATTGATTCCGTGCCGCTGTCAATGGCAGGACAAGGAAACCAGTCTGTGGCGAAAACGATTCTTGCGTTAGGGCGAAACGCTAATGAGAGCAGTCTCATCTTTGTCGAGGAACCAGAGAATCACCTCAGCCATACTCGGATGCGTCAGCTCATTTCCTACATCCAAGAGGCTTCTCACGGCCGACAAGTATTCATTACAACCCATAGCTCCTATATTCTTAACCGACTTGGACTCAACCAAATCACTTTGATCTCCAATGGGCATCCAGCTCGATTCGAGTCCCTTGAAAGCGAAACAATTCAATATTTTCAAAAACTCTCCGGATTTGACACACTTCGATTGATCCTCGCGGACCTCATGGTCGTCGTCGAGGGACCATCAGACGAAATCATCTTTAATAGGTTCTTTCATGACTATTTCGGGCGAGAACCTCTGGACTGCGGAGTTGATGTCATGGCAGTTAACGGTGTCTCTTTCAAAAGATGTTTCGAGCTGGCCAAATTACTGCACAAACCGCTGTTTGCCCTTAGAGATAACGATGGGCATTCCATAGAGCATTGGCAAAATAGCTTTAGAGATTATCTCGAAAAAGGAAAGCGCTACATCTTCGTCGGCCACCCAGACTTGGGAAACACGCTTGAACCCCAAATTGAAAGCGCAGGAAACAACGCTTTGTTGAAACAAATTTTCCCAAATGTCAGGTTAGATCCCATTGCGCTATGGATGCAAAAGAATGGAAATAAAACTAAGTCGGCTTTGGCAATCGCAGAATCGGATCACACCTTGAATCCACCTGAGTATTTCAAAGAAGCGTTCATGGCCATCGAGAAAATAATCGAGGCGCAGCCATGAAGCACCATTTCATTCATGCATGTGCAGGGTCGGGAAAGACTCAGCACATCATTGACCACTGTGCACAAGAGAAAGCCGATACACGGAGATTGATTCTCACGTTAACACTCGCCGGTCAAGACGAGATTGAAGGACGTCTTAAAACTAGCACTACGCAATCTGGACGTTTCCCCGAGATAGAAGGCTGGTACGCCTTTCTCCTACATCACGTAGTCCGTCCCTACTTGCCCTTAGCGTTCCCCAAGCAGAGGATCAATGGTTTCATCTTTGATGCCGGTGAAGCGCGTGCAAAGATTCGGTACATAAAGAAAACCGACCCACAGAGATACTTCACCACAAATGGGCTCGTTTACAAAGATCATCTGGAAGAACTTGCCACACAGATCATGCTCAAGGCTAATGGCCTTGTAGAGAATCGTCTCTCACAAATATATGACGAAATACTTATCGATGAAGCCCAGGATATCAGCCGTAGCGGCTTAGATGTCATCGCCCAGCTCCTCAAGCAGGAAAATGTTCGATGCCTAATTGTGGGAGACAGCCGCCAATCACTACTCGACAGTAGCCTGTCATCAAACAGGAACAAAGGCGCAGACCGTCAAAACCTTGTCCATTGGTATCGAGCGTTCGAGAAGCAAGGATGTCTACAAATCACAGAAAAAACCGAAACGTATCGGTTCAACCAGGCTATTGCTGAATTCTCAGACACCATCTTTCCTGCAAGCCTCGAATTTGCTCCAACCATATCGTTGATGCACGAGAGCTCATCTCATAACGGCGTCTTTCTTGTAGCCAAACAAGACCTTGAAAGTTACTACACCGCCTTTGCGCCAACCATCCTGCGCCACTCAAAAGCATCGTGGAAAGATCAAGCTGCGCTTCACCCCATCAACTTCGGGGTCGCCAAAGGGCGCACCTATGAACGCGTAATGATCCTCGCAACGAAGTCCATTCAGGATTTCTGCCTTAAGAACCAGCAGCTCGACGACAAAAGCGCCTGTTCATTCTACGTCGCAGTAACCCGCGCCAAGCACTCTGTCGCAATTGTTGTTGACCGACCACGTAAGAAGCTGGTCTCAGACACGTCTGTAGCTCTCACCGTATGGGCACCGGAGGAATGTTGACAACCTTCGGTGCTATCCATACTTTTCGACGTTACTCCCATACTTCTTTGTAAGGGGGAGTTGGCTATTTATGCCAGCGTTAGTCCGAACTGGCTCAAGTTCTTCACACGCATCAACGCACTAAGCGCTAACCTGCGGAATCATCCTTTTGCTGTGCTCACAAGCCATAAGCTTCAGCAAATCGCACCAAAGTCGAAACTAACTTTGTATCCAATCCACTCTCATTCCCGACCCAAACTTCGGCACAGACCCATACTTTTTAACGCTTACCCAAACCTTTTAGCACCAAGCCATACTTTTCAGCGACACCCCATACTTTTTAGCGGAACTCGTACTTTTTAGCGGCAACAAGGACCGACCACTCCACGCCACGTAAACCGACGGCAAAAGGGGTCGAAAACCCCGCCGCAACCCCTCACCAAACGCCCCAAAGACAGGGCAAGAACCGCCTCAAAACAACCACCAATACCGCCCTGACAAGCACCAACACCGCCCGCACAACAAAAGACGCTCACCTCGATACTTTGTATCAAAATGAGCGTCCTAATGGTTACTTACACGTTCATTTTGATACAAGACTGGCTTGGGGGCAGATTCATTCGGTAGGGGGTGTTTTCCAAAGACGGGGTAGGAATTGCTGGTTTTATTGCTGTGAGCGAGTTAGCTGGCCGATTGTTCGTCTTTGAAGATGACGCTGATGGCTCCATTAGTGTTGATAATGGCGTGGTCGACGAGGGTGTTCCATGCTTGGTCGCTGTATGCGAGTGGTGGCAGGGTGGCGAGGTAGACGTGGACTTTGATGGCTTGTGCTCGGCGGTGGCGCAGGTCGTCGATCTTGTCGGTGATGTGCTGGTGCTCGGTCTCGAGTTGGCGGTGTCGGGTTTCGAGCTGGTGGTAGTGGCGGTCGTAGTCGTCGGGGTCGTGGGTTGTGGCTGCTGCGGTGGTGATGAGTTGGTTCATCAGCGTGATCGTTTCTTCGATCCGCTCCCCTAGCGTGGCCTGTTGAGTTTCCAACTCGCGGGTGTCGTAGACGGTTTCGTCGAGCAGGCACATGGTGTTATCGAGAACGTCAGTGTTGGTGACGTGCTCAGCCAGGGTGGCGACGAAGGCGTTTTTGATCTGCTCCTCGGTGACGTGGGGTGTCGCGCAACGATGAATTTTCTTGTATTTGTTGTTGCAGCGCCAGATATAGCGGCGGTATTTGCTGGTGGAGTGCCACACTTTCCTCCCGAACGAGCCACCACACTCGCTGCAGGTGATCTTGTTGGCAAAGGGGTGGGTATTGGAGGTGCCTTTGCCTGCGCGGCGGGCGAGTTCTGCTTGGACCACGTCCCAGGTGGCTGGGGTGATGATGGGTTCGTGGTTGCCGGTGACGTAGTACTGGGGTACTTCGCCTTCGTTGACTTTCATGGTTTTGGTCAGGAAGTCGGTAGTGAAGCTCTTTTGGAGCAGCGCGTCGCCTTTGTATTTCTCGTTGGTCAGGATCGATCGCACAGTGGATGGCGACCAGATTTGTTTGCCACGCGGTGTAGGAATCTGATCAGCGGTGAGTTCTTTGGCGATGGTTTGAGGTGTTGCGCCTTCTAGGAAGGTGGCGTAGATGCGCCGCACGATCGGGGCTTGGGTTTCGTCGATGGCGAGGTTTCCGTCATCGCCTTTCTTGTAGCCCAACAGTGAAGCGTAGGGGACCATGATTTTCCCGTCGGCGAAGCGTTTACGGTGGCCCCAGGTGACGTTCTCGGAAATTGAGCGGGATTCTTCTTGCGCCAGGCTGGACATGATGGTGATGAGCAGTTCGCCTTTGGAATCGAGTGTCCAGATGTTTTCTTTTTCGAAGTAGACCTCCACGCCTGCGTCTTTGAGCTTGCGCACGGTGGTCAAGGAGTCGACGGTGTTGCGAGCAAACCGGGACACACTCTTGGTGAGGATGAGGTCGATTTTGCCTGCCAGGGCGTCGGCGATCATGGTTTTGAAGCCTTCGCGGTGTTTCGTGCTCGTGCCGGTGATGCCTTCGTCGGCATACATACCTGCGAATTCCCACTCGGTGCGGGATTGGATGTAGTGGGTGTAGTAGTCGATCTGTGCCTCGTAGGAGGAGGCTTGTTCCTCAGCTTCGGTGGATACCCGCGCGTAGGCCGCCACTCTACGCCGACGCTGAACACCCAGCACCGTAGCGTGGCCGGGTGTTTTCGTGGCTGGGATCGCGGTGACCCGCTTCCGCCGAATCTGCGTCGTGGTCACCGTGTGCTCCTCTCGTCCAGCTTCACCGTCACTGGCGTTTCGGTGCGGGTGGTGTGGATGGTGAGCGTGCGATCCGGGTTGACGACGATCTTCGCCAGGCTGGTCAGAGCCGTGTCGTCGTCCCAGGCATCGAAGCCGAGCACATGGGTGCAGATCCGGGTGAGGCGGGTTTCTCGGATTTGGGGTGCGTGGCAGGGGTTGCCTTTGCCTTTGGTTGCGGTTTCGCACCACCAGAACTTGTAAGAACGGTGGCGGCCTGTCTTAGTTCGTCGGTGATAGAACCTGCCACAGACAAAGCATTCGATCCGTGAGGTGAGCCCGGTCGTGCCACCTGAGGGTGTGGCTCCACGTCCAAGGTGCCTGCGGCGGACAAGTTCGGCTTGGACGGCGTCGAACGTGGTTTGGTCGATGATGGCCGGGTGGGATTCGTCGACAAGATAGCGGGGCAGCTCACCTGTGTTGGTATGACAGTTCGATTCTGCAACGTTTGGACGGTAATACTTTTGCAGCACCGCGCGGCCTGTGTAGATTTCGTTTTCGAGCCATTTGCGGATCGTCTTCCCACGAAACTTGGCTCCCCGCCTGGGCTTGACCCCTTCAGCGTTGAGCCGGGTGGCGGTGGCTTCGGGTGAGATGCCTGCGAGGAACTCCGCGAATATCCTTCTGATAATCTTGGCTTCGGCCTCAATGATGACCAGGTCGCCACCTAAATATTGGTAGCCGTAGGGTTGGCGCGAATGCACTGACCCGTCGGCGTATTTCTTCCTGATCCCCCACTTGACGTTCTTTGACATGGATCGAGATTCTTCCTGCACAAACGATGCCAGCAGCGTCAGTAGGAGTTCCCCGTCAGCGCTGAGGGTGTCGATCTGTTCGCGTTCGAAACGCACCGCCACCCCGAGGGCTTTCAGCTCGCGCACCGCATCAAGCAGATCGACAGTGTTGCGGGCAAGGCGCGAGATCGACTTCGTCAAAATAACGTCAATGCCGCCTGCCCTAGCGGTGTCCATGAGGCGTTTGAATCCATCGCGATGCTTGGTGGAGGTGCCGGTAATACCTTCGTCGATAAACACCCCGACATAGTCCCACCCAGGGGTGGATTGAATCAGATGGGAGTAGTACGACACCTGGGCGGCGATCGACGACAATTGCCGTTCGTGCTCAGTGGACACCCGCGCGTAGGCCGCTACCCTCAACCGCTGCGGCCGTGCTGGTCTCGCCGGGATCACCCTCATCTCACCCATGTATCTCAATCTCCTTACACTGCTCGTTTCCCCTAATAAATAAGGGGTTCAGCTGGTTGTATCCATCTACGCTCTAAACCCGCGTTTTATCCAGTCGAACCCGCAAAATCAGCCCACCAACAACAGCAGGAAATTCCCCCGCCACACGAGTCAACACCACGCGGGCTTCACTGTCGGTCAGTGCACCAGTGTCAGTGAGCCGATCAATGAACCCCACAACCCTGGCTAGATCAACCTCGGCATCAAACACGCTCTTTGTCATCGACTGCCACCCTTGGTGCCGAACCGGTGGCGGATGTAGCAGGCATGGCAGCAGTACTTACGCCCCGCATTCCCATACGCCTCGAACCCCTCACCACAGTAGGCGCACGTGAACTCATAGAAGGCGTTACGGGTGCCTGCTTCTGGGTGGGTATGCCAGAAGGCCCGCCGATGCTCGCTACAGCAAAATGATGGTTTCTTCCCATCCGCGCGTTGCGGCAGTTTGATTCCGCACCAGCGGCACCAGCGCCCATCAGGGTCAGCTTTCGCTGTTGGTTCGATACCTGTGCGGGTGACGTAGGCGCGGATCTGGTCGCGGCTGACCGCAAGACGTGCAGCGATCGCCTTATACCCGAGCCCGCCCAAGCGCATGCGCCTGGCTGCTTGTTTTTCTCTCTCGTCTAACGCCATCACTGGCCTCCTCTCAGTAGAAGGCCACGAATGTGTGCCGAGTTAACCCCTCAACCGAGGTGTTGTGAGCCTTCTGCCCATACGCCCTCGGGCACCTGCGAATCCGGACGGGTAAGAAAGCCTCAAGAATGATGAAAAGCCCCGCCATGAACTGCTCCCCGAGAATCCGGGAAGTCACAGTGATGACGGGGCTTCAATACGCCACAGGGGCGTGCGGGGTTAGTAGCCGAGCTTGGCATTGACTCGCGCCTGCACCGCACCGTAAAGGTTTCCGAGGCGGCGCTTACGCTCTTCACCGTTGCCGTAGTCGCCACGGATCACGGCGTCAGCGAGGGCATCGATGTTGGGTGCGGCGGGCTTCGCGGGCGTTCGGCCGGAGAGCTTTTCGTTGACTCGCTGTTGGACGGCGGCGTAGTTGGCTCCGAGGCGTCGCTTGCGCTCATCCCCGTTGCCGTACTCGCCGCGAATGACAGCGTCAGCCAATGCGTCGATGTTCGGTGTGGCTGGTGCTGGTGCGGGTGTTGGCGTGGGCGCGTTGCCGGAAAGCTTCTCATTCACGCGAGCCTGAACAGCCGCATAGTTCGCTCCGAGGCGACGCTTGCGCTCGTCCCCGTTGCCGTACTCGCCACGAATAACCGCATCTGCGAGGGCATCGATGTTCGGCGCTGCAGGAGCAGGTGCTGGTGCGCTACCGGTCATCTGGTCATACCAAGACTGGGCGCGGGCCATGTATGCCGCGTGCTGGGAGCCAGCAAGAGATGCCGGGCAAGCAGTCGCAGAGAAGTCCTTGTGTCCGAACACGTTCTTCCCCCACGCCGGGCGGCCAAGACCGTAGAACTTGCAGATCGCGGCCACGAGGTGTGCGCCGTTATCAAGGCACGCCTCCGACACAGCCCATGAATCACTAGTCATGTCGGCGTGTTCGATGCCGATGGAGGTGGTGTTGGCTACCCAGTTTCCTGCATGCCAGGCGGTATCCCGGTCCCACACCAACTGGCCGATGCGTCCGTCGGATTGGACTTGGTAGTGGGCCGACGCTGGACGGGACTGCCACACGTCATAGCAGCCACGAATCGTGAGGTTTCCGGCGTTGTGGTGGATGATCACCTTATCGATCCGCCGACCGTTCCTGCCGGGTGTATAGTGCTTGTTCATGATGAGGTCGATGTCAGCCTCAAGCGCGAGCCAATTCTTCATGACTAGTTCTCCTTTGTGTTTTCAGTGGTCGTTTCGGTCAATGAGGGTCTTGTTTCGGCGCGGTTAGCGATCGCATCGAGCGCCCCACGCATTTGGGCAGGGACAGGCAGGCCGAGCCGGGTGGCGTTCTCCATCAGCGAGATGCCTTCGTTGGACAGGTAGAAGAAAATGACCGCCGCACGAAGCACACCGGGTGCACCGAGAACGTGGACGTCGATCAAATGGGCGAGTCCGACGAGAGTGAAGATGAGGATCTTGCGGCTGATACCCCTAAAACCGACGGATGAGCTGAGGCGACGCTCATTGATGGCGGCCAGCACGCCGGTGATGTAGTCGGCGATAGCGAAAACAATCAGGGCATAGACGAGGCCGTCGAGGCCTCCAAGGTAGGCGGCGAGCCAAGCACCGACACCGGCGAGGCCGGTTTGGATGGCATGCCAGATGGCGTGAAGAGACATGGGAATGATTCCTTTCTGTGGGCATAAAAAATTGCCCACACCCATCTGGGGTGAAGGCATCAAAAATTGGTGTAGCGCAGCGATTTACATGGTCGGGTCAGTCAAGACCTCCAAGATCGGCAGACTCAAGTCGAACGACCCCGCCTTGGGTGCTGGGAGTTCGTGGGTTTCGATGGTTTCTGCTGGTGGTGCAGGCGTGGCATCGGATTCAATTGGGACGATCGGCAACTGCACCTCATCGTCAGGCGTTGACTCATCAGCGGAGACTTCGGTGAGTTCTTTGCTCTTTTCTTCCTCGGCGCTCATGTGTTGTCCTTGGTGATGGCGTCGTAGAGGACGTCGTAGGCCTCGGCCGCTTCGCCAGACAGCTCACCGTCATAGCCATCAAGAAGTGCTTTCACGTCCTTGTCGTGGCCGTCGTAGGTCGGGCCAGAGACTTCAGCGACCGAGGCGAGTAGTGCTTGGCGGGCATCGAGGAACTCACCAGCTTTCTCGGGGTTGGCGAGGGCGAAGGTTCCGTCTTCTGCGAATACTGGGCGGCCGTGCTCGTCGAGCGTGGCGTAGGCGGTGACGAGGTCGTATTCGTCTTCCCCGAACCGGGCAATCGCCTCCTTCACCAAGGTGAGCAGTTTCGAGCGGGCACGAGACTGCGCGGACTTCAAGGGCATGCTGGTGAGTAGGTCTGCGATGGGTTGTAGATGCTGGTTGGCGATCATGATTTCCATGGATGTTTCCTTTCCTTATGCGAGGTTGGTAGACATGGTAGATAGGCCGGTGTTGGAGTAGTACTGCCAAGTAATGTTTGTTCCTGAGCGTGAAATGGTGGTGATCCATCCGTGGTTAAGGAGCGAGATCAGTGAATTCACTCGGCTCATCAAATCCTTGGTGCGATCGAACAGGCGGGTCATGTTGTAATACGAACCGTTGGTGACGACCATCAGGTCGTAGGTGTGGAAGACGATTTTCGACAGCCCGCTTTGTCCCACCCAGCCCGAGTGCGTGCCGCTGCCTGTGAGCGTGCAGTCTTGCAAGGTGACGTAGCGTGAACCGGTGGTGTAGAACTTGTAACCACCAGTACGCAGGTCGGAGCCGAGGTGGATTCCGGCTTTGCCGTAAAACAAGCCTTTCGGGTCAAGGGTCAGGCACGTGTAGTAGTTGCCGCCTTCGGTGTCTTGGTAGGTCCAGGCAACGTAGTCGCCTTTATAGGCGAGCTGGCCTACGATGCCTTGCACATCGGGCTTATCTTTATGGGCTCTGCGTGCGAACTCGCCGATATAGCGGGTTCCGTACCAAAACTGCATCCCAGCACTCGTGATCTTGCCTTCCAGCGTGTCCCCGTTATACCAAGCGATTTGATATGGGCTAATCCTGATAGATTGCGTCCAGCCTGCCAGCCCTACTTGGATGGCGTTGGTGGCGAGCTTGTCGGCCGTAATCGAGCGCGCCCCAATCCGAGCCGCCGACAACGTCCCGGTGGTGATCTTCCCAGCATCCAGCGAAGCAATTTTGGCCGATGTGACCGCAGCGTCTTTGATCATCGCGGACTGGATAAAACCGTTAGCGATCGTCAGCTTATCGGAGGTAATGGACCCTGCTGCGATGCGTGCAGCCGATAAAGTACCGGTCGTAATCTTGTTCGCCGATAGGCTGCCAACCTTCGCATCCGTGATCGCCGCATCCTTGATCATCGCATTCGTAATAAACCCATTGGCGATCGTCAGCTTGTCCGAGGTGATGGATCCAGCCTGAATGCGTGCCGCTGCCAGGTAGCCGGTGGTGATCTTGCTCGCTGACAGGTTGGCGATTTTCGCGTCGGTGATCGCGGCATCAGCGATTTGTGCGGTGCCGATGGCGGCATCTGCGATGTGTGCTTGGCTGATCGCTTTCGACCCAATCATCGCGGCACCCACCGGTGTTTGTTCCCATTGGTTGTTGGTGAGGAGATATTGGCGGGCGATCACTCCGTCTACGCGCACTTGCCACAGCGCGCCCTCTGGCCTGCCAGCCGCGTCCGCTACGCTCGGGTCAACAACGGCAACCGTGAGCCGCCCATCCGAGGTAACCGCAATATTGTGAGCATCCTGCGCCAACCGGGTAGCACCAGCGGCTGCGGTCTTGGCCTGGTCAATATCGACCTGCGCCGAAGCTATCTGAGTGGCGACAGCATCGGCGGCGGTTTGTGCGTCTTGTGCGGCGGCGAGGGCGTGGTTGACCTCTGCGCGGGCGGCGTCGAGTTCAGCCTGAACCTGGGCATGATTCAGATCGGTGGCGAGGGCGACCCAGCCGGGCTGTCCGGTGTCGGTGAGCCGGTAGATCCAGATTTCTGTGGTTTCGCCGTTGCTTTTAAACCATGTGTCACCCAGCTGCGCGGTGGCGGGCTGGATGCTGCCGTAGTGGTTGGTGTTCTTCCCATCCGCACTAGCCAACGCGAATCCGGCCGCATTCGACGCAGCCACCGCCGTATTGATGGCGATCTTGACTTGGCGGGTGACGGACGTGAACTTCCGAGCGGTAGAACCCAGTTCGACCGAAATGTACTGGCCTGTGAGTGGGTTGTATTTGTATGCCACGACCCGTGCCGTCAGCGCAACACCAAGATCACTGTGGCGGACGGTCACGGTGTCGCCAATTTCGATGGTTTCGAGCCGCGCGAGGTCTGCGTATTCACGGGTTTGTGAAAGGTCAGTGAAGCGGATCTTGTACGAAGCGGACGGCTCATCGACATGTCTTGCGCTGAATTCTGCTGCTGCTAGTCGGCGCAGCTCAGAGTGGGCTTGGTCGAGTGGGAGTTCGCCTTCGCGCGGATTGTCCGTGTCGGTGATGGCTTTGACTTGTCCGTAGCGGATGACGCGGATACGCGGCACCACATAATCGCCCAACTTCGGCGAATCCACATAGAGCTCAGGCAAGAGCAGGCCGTTGTAGCCGACCGGAAGAATCCGCGTCACCACCGTCGAAAAATCAATGGATGATTCGAAGCCGGTGAGGTTCTTGCGGTCACGAATCACCACCCCGTGGTTGGCTCCGCGCATGGGCGTGTGATGGATCAGCCAGTTATTACGCGTAAGCTCGCCGCCCCAACGCGAGATGAGCGTGTTGTCCTCGCCCGCATCCATGAGAGCGGCGGCGATGGGCATGCGCACGATCCGCGCCGATGCCCGCGTCACCGTATCCGATGAGGTAACAGTAAACCCGTGTTTCGTGTTTGCCGCGCCAAGAATCTGAGTGAGTGCGCTCTTGGCGGTCTTGTTGACCACGTAGGTGTCGGCGATGAGGTTCTCCGCCAGATCATAGAAGACATGAAACGCGCTCACTTCGAGCATGCCGTCAAGGGTGGTGACAACCTCGGAGATGCGGAAACCTTGACGTTGCTCCAGTCCTGGCACGGGCGCTGCCACAATGTTCTCCAGCGTCAGGTGCTGGGCTGCAGGTCCATCTGCTGGGTAGGTGAAGGTCAGGGAGAATTCGCCGCCGAGTTCCTCGACCACGATCGGGTTGATGATTTCCCGGTCGAGGACGCCGAGACCGGTGGTGGTGAATGTGGTGGCGGTGCGGTCGTGAACCGTAATCATGAGGAGCCTTCCAAACAAAAATAGCGGCCACCCCACGAAGGGATGACCATCGGAACTTGCGTGAGTTGGGTGTTAGGGGTTGCGCCAGTTCGGCGTGATCACGATCTTGCTGATGCCGGTGCCGAGAGTGATCCGATTCAAACCAGGCTTAAAGGTTGGGAAGGCGTCGGTGAGCGCATCGGTCTGCACGCGACCAGATACGTGTGCGACGAGACGCGCGCTGTCGAGCGTGACGGAACCTGCTGGCGAATTCACGTGATAGACGCGCGCATTGATCGTCAGCGAGAGCGCCCCGGTGCCAGTAACGGTGATGATCGGATCGGCATCGAGTAGGCCGGGGTTGGTGATCGTCCCCGACTCCGACATCGTTACCGACTTCAAGCCCTCAGTCAGGTAAGTGAAGGGTTGGCAGGTCAGGCGCACGGTGAAGAAACCCCACCCCGACAGCTCCCGGCGCAGCTCGCCAACTTCGCAGTGCTTAACCTTCCGATACACACCCGACTCACCAGTGAACGCGATCATGGACGCGCCCGTCAGCTCGTGAGAAGCCTGTCTATACTGGTGTAGCCCGTCACGGATAGACACGGCGAGCTCAAGCTCGATCTCGGTATCCTCCCAGCCCGTGAAGCGCGTGAGGGTACCTGCTCTTCCTTCGACCTCAATATCATCCACCGCGCGGACGGCTGCTGGAATCGCCACCGGTGCCGTGAGTCGCAGACCAAGCGACGCCGAAGTCACCGTGTTGTTCAGGGTGAAGCCAAACATGATCAGTAGCCTCCTGCCATCACAGTCTGCCGCCGATCAAGGCGCGCGAGTTGCTTGTCGAGAGCGGGTGCGAGCTTGCCCACCAGCGTCCCATCCGACAACGTCACGCTAATGTCGAGCGAGCCGAGGATCCGCTTCGCAGTCGCGTCCACGATCCCAGCGACATCCACACGATCACTATCAGCACCGCCACTCGTATCGCGACTGATAGCTATGGGTTGTGGGGTGAGGTCAACGGCAGGTACCTGCAGGTCTGCCATCGTCTCGATCGGGACGCTCAGCCCGTCTTCAAGGTCGGCGAAGGCGTCTATCGTGTCCCTAGCTAAACCAGTAGCGGCGGTGACGGCTTTGTTGCCGTCCGTGCGGATGGATCCTGCGAGGCCTTCAACGAGCATCTGTCCTGCCCACGCCATCTTGCGTGACGGTGAATGGATGCCGAAGAAGCCGGTGATCGAGTCCCATATCCCGCTTGCCCAGTTCGAGACCCGATTCCACAACCAGCCCGCCAAGCCTTGGATGCCATTCCACAGGCCGTAGACGAGGTTCTTACCCGCCTCCACCATCTGCCACACGCCCTGCCCAACAGCAGACACAATCCCAGAAATAATCGATGGGATTGCTGCGACGATTGTGGAAATGATCTGCGGCAGGTTTCGTACCAACGCGGTCAAGAGTTGGATGCCTGCTTGGACGAGTTGCGGGATAGCCCCACCAATCGCCGACACAATAGCTCCGATAATCTGCGGGAGCGCGGCCACGATCGTCGTGATGATCTGCGGTAGCGCCCCAATCAACGCCGTCAACAACTGAATGCCTGCTTGGATCAGTTGTGGGATTGCGCCGACCACGCCGCCCACGATCGCAGTAATAATCTGTGGGAGTGCTGCGACGATTGCTGTGATGATCTGAGGCAGCGCCCCGATCAAGGCGGTGAGTAGTTGGATTCCTGCTTCGATGATTTGTGGAATCGCCCCGACGAGGAAGGTCACTATGCCGGTGATGATCTGTGGGAGGGCTTCGATGATGACGGGGATCGCTGCGATGAGTCCCTCTGCCAGGCCGGTGATGAGCTGCAACGCCGCATCAAGAAGCAACGGGAGGTTATCGACCAGGCCCTGCACTAAAGCCATGAGCATCTCCACCGCAGCCGGAACCAGTTCCGGTAGTGCTTCGCTGATGCCAGAGACGAGGGTGGCGATGATCTGAATCGCCGCCTCCAACAAAGACGGCAACGTTTCGATGATTGCTTCTACTAAAGCGATGATCAGCGTCACCGCCGTCTCGGCCACCTGCGGGAGCACCTCGATGATGCCTTCTAACAGGGCGGTGAGGATGGACATGCCGGTCTCGACCACCATCGGCAACTGCTCAGCAATAAACGCTAGGGCTTCCTGTAAGACGGTGCCGAGGGTGTCGATGAGGGCGGGTGTTCCGCCTTCTTCGAACGCCGCGGTGAGTTCGTCGATCCAGCCGTTGACCATCGGCATCACCGACCCAGCCAACGCCTCAGAGACTCCGCCTGCGAGGAGGCCTTTGAGGTTTTCGATCCCGTCCTGCATTGTTGCGAGCTGCCCGCTGAAGGTTTGGGATTGGGCGTCCATAGCCCCGTAGAAGCGGCCGCCCTCAGCCGTGGCAGAAGCAAACGCGTCCGCAACCATGTCAGCGTTGATTGCGCCGTTGGCCATTTCCTCCTTGAGCTCACCAATACTCTTGCCGGTCTTGCGGCTGATCTCTTCGAGGGGGTTGAATCCGGCGTTGATCATCTGCAGCAAGTCCTGACCCGTGAGTTTGCCGGTCGAGGACATTTGGGCGAAGGCAAGGGTCAGCGATTCCATCTTCACCGCATCTCCTTGGGAGATGTCGCCGATTTCGTTGAGGTGCTTTTTCGCATCCTCCAGGCTCATGCCGAAGCTCAGGAGGGTTTGCATGTTGCCCGCGAGGTCCTCCATACCAAACGGAGTCTTCGCCGCCTGGACTTTCAGATCGTTGACGAGCTGTTGGGCTTTGGCTTGGTCGCCGAGCATCGTGGTGAAGGACGTGGAGTATTGCTCCATGCGGGCGTTGTATTCCACGCCCTCTTTCAAGGCTTCGGCCATGCCGCGACCGATCGAGGCGATCGCATGCCCGATACCTTTGACTCCGGCGATGATGGCTTCGGAGGCGAGGTTCGCTTTCAACACGTCGCCGAAAATGCGGGTCTTGGAGCTGGTGGTGTCCATCTCGTCGCCGAGATCATCGACTGCGCCCTCGAGTTTGCCCGCGTCCTTGGCGGCGTCTTTAGCATCGTCACCGGCACCGTCTGCTTCGTCCCCGAAATCCGACAGGGCGTCATTATTCGATTTGAGTTCACTTTCGAGCCGGTTGAGTTCAGCGCCTGCGTTGTTGAGCTGGATTTGCCAGTTCTTCGTCCGGCTATCGTTCTCACCAAAGCTCGTGGCGGAGTTTTCGAGTGCGGCGCGTAGGGTCTCGATCTTGGCTTTTTGAGCTTCGATTTCTTTGCCCAGCACTTGGTTACGGGCGGTGAGGGCTTCGGCGGACTGGTCGTTCTTATCGAACGAGGAGGCTACGAGCTTCATCTCCGAGCCGAGCACTCGCATCTCACGGTTAATATCCGTGATCGCGCGCTTGAACTCACGCTCACCCTCAAGCCCGATCTTCAAACCAAAACTGGAGTCAGCCATAGGTCTGTATTCCTTCGTGTTGCTGGGGTTTAAAATTGGCTAGAGGATGAGGAGGAATCGTGTGGGCCAATTTTGTAACTAATCGCCGGTGGGTATGGCCGTTGTTTGCTTTACTCGTCATCGGTACGGTCGTTTTCGCTGTTTTGTGGATGAGCGGTGTCGTGCATCCCGTCACGGGCGTCGCTAATGCAGCAGGTTTCGCAATATGTGCGATCGGGCTTGTAGCGTGGCATCTTGCCACTCGTGGTTTGCAGCGATGAGCACTCCGGTACTTTTCCTCCACGGACTCGGCGAGACCCCGCAAGCCTGGAATGGCGTCATCAACGAGTTCGAGAGCATTGACGCGCTCACGCCCACTGTTGTCGATCAGCCATCAGGAACGCCATGGTCGTTACATGAGCGCACGGACGAACTCGCCGCGTCACTGAATGATCCAGTCGACGTGGTTGGGCTATCTCTTGGCGCGGTTATGGGTCTTGATCTGGCAATTCGGCACCCGCACATGGTTCGCTCCCTGTTTCTTTCAGCTCCTCAAGCACGCCCGCCTAAAGCATTGATGCGCATTCAAAGCGTTCTCATGCGAGTCTTGCCTGAGCGTCTCGTGTGCCCACCATAGATTTCCAAGCAACAGTTGCTGGAAATCCTGCGTCAAATATCAGCCATTGATTTCGAGCCAGAGCTTGGAAATATCACGGTTCCAACAACGATTGCGTGCGGTGTGAAAGACCGCGCGAATCTTCCTGCCGCCCGCACCATCAGCCAACAGATCCCACCAGCCCGCCTCATCGTTGTGCCAGACGCGGGTCATCAATGGCATCAATCAATGCCCACACAATTCGCTCACGAACTAAAAGCCCACTGGAATAGTATCTAGATCCCGGCAGGAATCACGTCGTCGATGAACCATTGACGTAGCGGTTGGGCTCTGCCGGTTTCGAGTCGCCAGCAGTCGACCAGATCCAAGAGTTCCCCAAACACGGTTAAGCCCACCTCCACCCGCGATAGGTGAAGGTGAGCCATGCCGATATATGTCAGCCGCGTGAACACGGCATTGTCGGTTTCGACTATGCGTCCGCTGCTGGTGCTTTTGGGGCTGGCTCGGTAAGGATGTCTCGTCGTGTTCCGCGCTGGAGGGCTTCGGCGATCGCGCCACGATAATCCGCCAGATCAGCAGGCACAGTGAGTAGTTCAACCTCGTCCTCGGTCAACTCTGGGCGCTTGTCGTCTGGGTGGCGCAGGTTGTGTATCTGGATGGACTGGTTGACCAGCAGCGTGATCAACCAAATCACCTCACCGAGCGTCTTGCCCAGATCGTCGGAGATTTCCAGGGCGTTACCCAGATGTTCGAGCCCGCCGTAACGCTCAGCGATCAGCCGCGTGGCTTTCGTCGTCAAGACAAGCTCGCAGTCGGTACCGCCGATGCTGACAGTGGCGGAGCGCCCTGGGTCAACAACTGATTCAGTCTTCTTCTTGGTTGTCATGGCTCATGCTCCTTAGGCTTCAGATGTGGTGCTGGCGGGTTCATAAACCTGGGCATACCAGTTCGTGATCGTCTCGGGCTTGACGCCGGTTGCGCCCTCTAGCACTTCTGCCTTCCACGGATGACGCCCCTTACTATCGGGTTTGTTACGCCGCAAAATCGTGCCCTCAATCGAGGGTGTCGAGAACGTAATCGAGTCGGCTTTAGTTGCCAGGGTTTCGGTGGGCAGGGCGAACTTGACCCGGTACAGCCAGAAATACTGATACTTCCCCGTAGAGCGTGCGGCTCGGAAACCGATCGCCACCGGAGCCCCGCCGTCCTCGGAAGCGGAGATGAGCACCCCGTTGGAATCCACGGTCGCACCCGTCAAGGCTGCGGCTGCTTCACCACCCAGATCGTCAATACCCAAAGTCAGGGTGCCGGATTTGAATTCCTTGACGATCTCACTCGGCCCGTCATCGGCATACAGAATCGCTTCAGCGACCTCAACACTGAGTTCTGCGGAGATGGCTTTGGCGAGGGGTTTGGGTTTGGCGTAGGTCTCCTCGCCCGTGTCGGGGTTTTCAGTGATGGTGGCGTAGTAGAGCTTGTCTAAACCAATAGTCGCCATGAGTAATGCTCCTTCATGTGTAGGTGTGGTGGGTTGCGACATCTATCGCGTAATGGTGAAATCCGGTATCCGCTTCGAAGCCGACATAGGTACGGGCAATGATCGTCAGTCCAGTGTCGAGCAGGGCGCGGGTAATGCGGCTACGCAGGTCGAGATAGTTTCCGCGAGTGAAGAGTGCGAGGCGGACTTCCTCAACCTCAACGCTGGGCTGGTTGTCGGCGAACACGTCCAACACGTCAGCCAGTGGTGTTGTTACCAGATACGTATCTGGCGCTGGTGTTGTAGTAAACAAGCCGATTTCGAATGGTAGGTCGAGCTTGTCAGCAATATTCGTGAGCTGTTCTAGTAATGCGGTCATTGTCTCACCTGCTCGATCCGCGCCGTGAGCGTCGTTTTCATGGCCTCGATTGCACCACGCCGTGTTTGCGACCGTGTGGGTGCAAGGAACGGGCGTGCAGGCTGATTGCTGCGGCCGTGTTCGAGGACGTTGGCGATCAACGCATTCGCTTTGCTGTCACGCCGGTTTTCAGCGAAGCCGACCTTAATGTTGTGATCACCTCGACTGTTCACCTTCACGCTCGTTGTGCCCAGTGCTGCGAGTAGTTGCCCTGTCGAGCGTGATGTCTGTTTGGTGTTCCGGCCGATTACGCTCGTGAGGTTTGCTCGCATACGCGGCTCGACTACGGCGGCTCCCGCCTTGAGTACCTCATCAGCTGAATACTCCAGTACACGGCTGGCGGCGTTGAGGGAATCAATGAACGCGTTCGGCAAGCGAATCTGAACTCTAGCCATGGGCGTCTCCTTCGGGCGTGGTCTGGTGGGCAAGAATCTCCACGTATCTACCGATGACCTCGACGGCGTCGATCACATACCGCCCATCCGGGCCACTGATCTCCATATCAGTGGTCACGGACAGTCCGGGAAAAGATCTGATGCGGAAGAGGACGTCGGCCTTTGAGTACGCTGCCCGGTTCACCCACGCGCTCGATGCGTGCCGCACCTCGATCTGCGCCCGCACCGTCGCCTTCACTTCATCGCGCGTGGTGGTGAACCCCGCCTTATCGCGGATAACCCTTGGCTGTATAAGGTCGATGGTGGTGGTCATGGATCCAAGAGAAGCCATGAATGTTCCTTTTCTTAGACTTTCCATTCACGGTCCAGGCGTAGCAGGTTGTTAACGGCGTTCCACACCGCCCGCGCCGCATCCGGCTTATCTGCCCAAAACCCTGCCGTGGAACCATCACGAGACTCATAAAAATGGGAGGCGAGCATGACAATGCCCTGCCTGGTTGCCCCAGACATGTCGTGGGTCTCGTAGTAGCCCTCATCAAGGTGTTGGTAGGAGCAGGCGTAGGAGGTGGCCGAGTTGATCAGCGCGCCGATCAATTGATCGTCATCATCGAAGGTGATGAGCAGGTTCGCCTTCACCTGCGCAACCAAATCAACCGTGGTCATTGCGGCCACCTCCTCTCCATGTGCGGGGTCGGTTATGCTCCTGCCTTTTGGGTCAATAGCTTCACTGCTTCAGGCAGGACGAGCTTCCCGTCCAGACGTTGCGAGGCTAGGAAGCCGACCTGCCCGGTGGTTGCGAACAATTCGTTTAGCCGCTTGAACGAGCGGCCCTGTCGGTCGGCAATCCAGTAATACGACAAGTCACCGAAAGCCACCGTCGAGGCACCAGCCTTGATTTCAGGCACGAAGGTGCTCGTGTGGACCGGGCGGCCAAGGACAAGGTCTGGGGTTCCTGCGGTCAGGGCTGGCTGCCACAGATATTGACCGTTGCCGTCCTTGAGCTTGCGGATGGTTTTCACGGTGGAGTCGTTCATCAGCCACACTGCGTTCTTGCGATACGGGCCGCGCAGGCTATAGTGCAGGTCGATGAGTTCATCAGCCGTAATATCGGTTGCCTTACCCGTGGTCACAGCCTTCTCACCACCACCAGTGGCTGCGAAGATGCCGGTGGGCTTACCTTTCCCGTCCCCGGTGAGGAAAGCTTCTTCTTCGGCAGCGCCGATACGGCGAGCAAACTCCGCCGCCAGGTACTGCTCGACGTCGAACGCGGCGTCGTTGAGCAGCTCCTCGCTGATTTTGAGGAAGGTGCCGAGCTTAAACGCGCTCAGCGTCACCTGCGTGAAGGCTTCATCAGATTCCGTATACGGCTTGCCTTCATCGAGCCAGCCTGCGGTGCCGTGGGTAGAGACGACCGGGATCTTGCGATCACCTGAGGTGGTTTGAATGACCTTCGCCAAGGAGCGCATGATGTTTTGATCTTCCAGTGAGGAGATCAGTGTGCGTTCGAACTCGTCAGGTACCAAGTAGCCGCCCTCAGTGTCTACGCCTTCGGAGAGGGCGTTGCGTACTTCCATCGGTGAGATGTTCAGTCGCATGGCATCCCAAAACGCCCGTTTGTACGAGGCGGTTGCTCGAGGTGCAGTCGGCTTGGCTTCATCGTCAGGGTTCATGCCTGGCATTGAGGTGAGCGGCGTGTTGGTTGCCTTGGCGAGGTCGGCGTCGCGGCGCAGGGCTCGTTCGGAGCGTGCGATCTCGTTGGTGAGTCGATCGATTTCGGCTTCCATCTTCGCGTAAGCCTGATCATCTTCAGCTGACAGGCAACCGGTGGTGGTGTCGCGGCGCTCGTCAAGGAAGGCCTTCGCCTTCTCCCACACATCTGAGCGCTTGGTGCGAAGGTCAGAAACAGTCATAGAGGTAGTCATTAGTGGTTCCTTTCAGTGGGGTTGATTGATCAATGCGGCGTACAAATCACAAACCCGCCGACCAACAGGCACAGCGGGAGTAATAGCAGGGCGCGGTGGACGCACCGGCTTCGACGGCGGCGAGGTGACGGTCAGGTGTGCGACGAGGTTTTGTTCGAAGGCGCGGCGGGAAAACACCGTGCCTTGCCCCACGTTCTTAGGCGGGAACAGTGGATGCTTCAGCTCATAGTCCTCATCGTCCACGTCAGACTCTTCGGGTTCCTTTGGGGAGTCGCCCTCGTCCTCATCGTCATCCGGGTCGTCGGGCTTCTCAGGCGAGACCGCAAACATTGGGTCGCGTTGGCCGGTGAGAAGTTCATCGGCAAAACCCATATCGATCGCAGCACGAGCATCCATCCACGTCTCAGCGTCCATGAGCTTCGACAACTTCGCCCGACTCAGGTTCGTCTTTTCCTGATATGCATTCAGGATTGATTCTTTGACCGAATCAAGCATGTTCATTGCACGTGCAAGTTCATCCTTATCACCGACCGCCATCGTCGCCGGGTTATGAATCATCAACATCGACACCGGCGACATAGCCACAGTAGATGCTGCCATTGCAATCACAGACGCAGCAGACGCGGCGATACCATCAATATTGACGGTCACCTCGCCTGGGTAGTCGATGAGCATGTTGTAGATCTGCGCCGCAGCCACCACGTCCCCTCCGGGGCTGTTGAGCCAGATCGTCACCGGACCAGAACCGGCGTTCAGTTCTTGGGCGAAGATACTGGGTGTGATGTCGTCATCGAACCAGGACTCTTCAGCGATCGTGCCGCTAATACGCAAAACCCGGACACTTGTCGCGTCCGGGTCAGAATTGTTTGGCTCGGGGGTGAGCCAGTTCCAAAAACGTCTCATATCCTCCTCCTTAAGGGAAGCTCGTTACTCGAAGGTTCCTGGGCCAGTTCAGGCTCTGGTTCAGATGCGGTTGTCTGCGCGTAGGCTCCAGCAAGCCCGAGCGGGAGCATGTTCCCGTTCACCAAATAGAGGTCACCGCCTGCCTCGATGCTGATGCGGTCGAGGTTTTCTAACTCGCGGATATCGTTAGCGCTCATCCACCCGTTCTGCCGCGCCACCGCATACCCATCCATCCGCGACTTATAATCCCCACGCAGCAAGCCTTCAAGATTAAACTTCACATACACCTGTGGTTTCTCACGCTCAGCAAGGAGGGTTTTGCTGATGGCTTGTTCGAAGCGGATCACCCACGGATCCAGCGTGTACTTCACGAACTCGAGCGATTGCTGCTCAATATTGGAAAACGAGGATTTTTCGAGGTCGCCAATCATGTGCGGCGGAATACGGAAGATTCGAGCAATTTCGTTGATCTGAAACTTTCTCGTCTCCAAAAACTGGGCCTGCTCAGGTGAGACGCTGATGGGCGTGTATTTCATGCCCTCTTCCAGCACGGCGATCTTGTTGCCGTTCCTCGCTCCGCCGAACGTCGACTGCCATGATTCGCGGACGCGAGCTGGGTCTTTGATTGTTCCTGGATGCTCCAACACGCCACCGGGAGCCGCACCATTCGCGAAAAAGCTCGCACCATAATCCTCCGTCGCTTGAGCCAAGCCGATAGCGTTTTTTGCCATCGCAATCGGGCTGTAGCCGACCAGGCCGTCAAAACCCAACCCTGGAATATGTAACACTTCATGCGGTGACAGGCGTACAGTTTCGAACCTGCCACTTGGTTCATCCCATGTACGCTGATACTCATAATACAAACGACCTTGCTCATCTCTGCCCACGGTCATTCTGTTTGGCATAAGCGGATACAAGCCGATAACCTCATCACGACCATTACGAATCACCTGAGCAAACGCATTACCCCACAACAACAAGTGAGTCATCAACGTTTCACGGAACACGAAGGACGTCATCTCCAGGTTCGGCTCATCATGCAACAACCTATAGAGCGGATGATCGAGCGCCTTCACCTTCGCCCCATCAGCACTCTGCCGGTAAACATGCAACGGCAAACCCGCGACCGCCTCAGCCAAAATCCGCACACACGAATACACGGCAGTCAACTGCATCGCGCTACGCTCAGTCACCGGACGACCAGACGACGCAGCCCCGAAGAAAAAGCTATAACCCGAGCCAATCGCGCGATCCTCAGTAACGCGGGTGGTGTCGCCACGCAGCCAATTCAGAAAACTCACAAGAAACCAGCCTCTCTAAAGCTGACAACATGAAATTGCCCTTCAACCTTGGGAAATGTGAAGGGCAATTCCAATGGAAGAAAATACTACTTTTGTTTCTCGGAGTCGTACTTTAAATACATGGTAACTGCGGGAAATACCACCGAGATCACCACAACTGCAGCCATATTCTCGTGCACTATGTCGTTAAAAAACTCAGAAGTCAAGGTACCAATAAAAAATAAGAGACCGATCAATGCTGTACATACAACCGCCTGTAAAACGTATCGGAGCTTCTGTGACATGAGAATCTTCCTCCCTCCCGTTTCACTACCGCGACCACGGAGTCGCACACCAAATAGCAGATGCAGCCAATGATGCAGCAAGACCTACAACGCCGCCTTTAATTGCATTTTTCCCTACAATTTTAACGATATAAAGAGCAGCTTCCTTCCAAAGTTGTCTTTCGATTAGCTTGGTAAAAGCTCCAGTAAATAATCCCGCAATAGCTCCAAGCCCTGTAACATCAATTACGCATTTTGTGTAATCGCTGGATCTAGTTTGAATAGCAGTATTATTGACAAATGGCTCGCCATTCAATCTTGCTGCTATCACTTCAAGATCCGCTTTATTGACATGCGACATATACCCCGCCTCAGTGACATACCAACGTCCTGCATCATTCTGAGACAAATATGTAGCAAAAATATTTTCTAGCTCTTGCGCAAGTTGCTCTAATTCCTGGCTCGAAGCTATATCGGAGTTCATTACAGAGACTTCAGTATTTCCTCCACCTACAGTATTTATATCTGCAGCTGTTGCGACTCCTACGCTTGACATAGAGAGGGTAGCACTCGTGATAGCTGCTATAATCGCTGTTTTAGCTGTCATAATATTTCTCCTTAGCATGCTTCATTACATGATTTTGCTCTGGCAACATCTGCCCCACAGTGAGTATTGATGTCCGCCACGGAACAACACACTATTACACAACTTCCTTGTTGCTTAAAGTGTTAGCGTTATTCTAACGCACTCTTCATTCGCACAGTCAACAAGCATATTGATTTGGAATTCAAAATACTAACAATCCGCGCTCGTCATAAACACTTCCGCTGATGTGTCCGGTGCCGTTTCGGATGGCGCGGTCGAGGGCCATGATGGTTGCGACCACGCCGTCGATCTTCTCGGTGCTCTTTTGTTTGTCAGGTTTGATGTTGCCTGCCGGGTCGGTACGCACGTGAATGTTGTCGACCATCCATGACAGCACCGGGTGCCCGCCGTGCGCTAGGCGTCCTTCGAGTGCGAGTTTCATCAGCTCCTTCGAGGGCGGGCTCATGTCTTTGAAGCCTTGCCCGAACGGGACAACGGTGAAACCTGAGGCTTCGAGGTTTTGGCTCATTTGGACTGCTCCCCACCGGTCGAACGCAATCTCACGAATATCAAACCGTTCACCTAGCTGTTCAATGAAGGTTTCGATCGCGCCGTAGTGGACGACGTTACCTTCCGTGGTATTTAGGTAGCCTTGCTGCTGCCATAGGTCGTAGGGCACGTGGTCACGGGAAACCCTTAGTTTGAGGTTGTCTTCAGGTATCCAAAACCACGGCGCAATCACATACGCTTCATCACCGGTTTCGGGTGGGAAGACGAGCACGAACGCCGTGATATCTGTCGTCGAGGCTAGATCAAGCCCGCCGTAACACACATGCCCCTCCAAATCGGACAGACCAACAGGTGCGTTGTTAGCGTTCCAGATGTGCATGGGCATCCACCGCACGCTTTGTTTGACCCACTGGTTGAGGCGAAGTTGTCGGAAGGTGTTTTCTTCGGCTGGGTTTTGTTTCGCGCTCGTGCAGGCTTGGCGAACCTTCTCGATCGGGACGGTGATCCCTAGAGAAGGGTTAGCCTTCGCCCAGACTTTTTCGTCCGTCCAGTCGTCTTCGCGCTCCGCCCCGTAAATCACTGGATAGAACGTCGGGTCATGTTTCTTGCCTGCGAGGATGTCTTCGGCTTTCTCATGCTGCTCATAACAAATCGAATGTGTATCGGTACCCGCTGTTGTGATGAGGAAGTACAACGGCTGGGTGCGAGCATCACCAGAACCTTTGGTCATGACGTCGAAGAGGGCGCGGTTTGGTTGGGTGTGGAGTTCGTCGAAGACGACCCCGGAGATATTAAACCCGTGCTTGCTGTACGCCTCTGCACTTAGGACTTGGTAGAAGGAGTTGGTGGGCTTGTAAATAATGCGCTTTTGTGAAGAAAGAATCTTTACTCGCTTCGAGAGGGCTGGGCTCATGCGTACCATGTCAGCCGCGACCTCGAACACAATGGATGCTTGCTGGCGGTCTGCAGCGCACCCATAAACTTCGGCGCGTTCTTCACCATCCCCGCAGGTGAGCAGGAGCGCGACGGCGGCGGCGAGCTCCGACTTGCCCATCTTCTTAGGGATCTCAACATAGGCGGTAGTGAACTGCCTAAACCCGTCAGCCTTGACGGTTCCGAACAGGTCACGGATGATCTGCTCTTGCCAATCAATGAGCTGGAAGGGTTTGCCTGACCAGCGACCCTTCGTGTGCTTCAAGGCTTGGATGAAGGCCACCGCATAGTCGGCTTTGCGCTTGTCATAGGTTGAGCCGTCAGCCATGAACCGGGTTGGCGTATAGGTGTCTAGTTGACGCATCGCGATTCACCTCCTCTCCAGTGGCATAAGAAAAGCCCCAACAAGCGGGGCGAAAAGTTCTCAGAGCACAGCGCCCAAACCATGTAGGTACAGGCGCGTTGTGCTGGGGTTTAGATCAGGGCGTCGAGCGCGGCGTATTCGGCCCGGCGGGCTTCGAGCTGGTGGACGATGATGGAGGCGCGGAAGGTGTTCTTCTCCCGTCCCAGCTTGTTTTCTAGGGCGGTGATCTCGGCCTTGCGGCGGCGCATTACCTCGATGGTGTCACCGTCGTGGATGGCTTGCTTGTCGCGTTCGAAGCTGTTCATGACCTTGCTCCTTCTCTTGTTTGGTCATGTACATACTGTGAGACTTTTGGGTGTGGCTGGTCTGGGATCGGCTGGCAGGATTAGACCATAGCTCTGGTGGCGTGACTCGTGTATATACCGGCGCAGAGATATTGATCTCCCTGTAAGGGGGAGCAAAGTTTCTGGTGCTTTTTGGCTGACATGTCCGCTACCGGGGTTGTGGTCTGACCCGGCCGGTATGTATTGGCTTGATTAGAAGCATGTCCGCCAGTTTTCGTTGGCGTGACTCGTCACAGTATTGCCAGCAAACCAAGTCCTAGACACGACTCTAAGAACGCGATGCCGGATCAGACCTCAAGGTAAGAAACAACCCAACGTTTCAACAACCGAGGAGGTTGAATCCATATGGCAATTGTCGCACACCTCTACCGTTTCATCGTAGGCGTCGATACACACGCCAGAAACCATGTGTTATCGATCCTAGAGTGCGCCACAGGTGCTGAAATCGTCTGTCAGACGTTCGCCAACACTTCTCAAGGACACGTCCGCGCGCAAGAATGGATCACCAAACACACAAGAGCTGATTTACGTGAGGTTTTAGTATCTATGGAAGGCACAGCCTCCTATGGCACTAGGTTCCGTGTTGCTTTAGAGCAGGCAGGTTACCGCGTGGTTGAAGCCCCACGCCTGTTAGTAAGGGGTCGTAAGAAACTCGCTAAAAACGATGTAATTGACGCCTTTCAGATCGCCGCTAGGACTCTTGGTAAAGATGAAACCGAGCTGACTATCCCAAAACAAGGAGATTATCGTGAGGCTCTGCGTATCCTGGTTGCTGCTAGGAAACAGCTCACACGTGCCACAACCGTTAACATCAACTCGTTGACAGCTCTGACCCGCTGTACAGACCTTGGCATTGATGCCAGACGAGCACTGTCGGTAAAACAGATCCACCAAATCGCCGCACTTGAGGCACAACCCGGTGACGCTATCGACGTACTCGTTGCCAAACAAGAAGCAAAACGCCTAGCCAAAACCATCATTGACGCTCGAACACAACTGGCAGAAAACCAAGCACAACTGGCAATGCTCGTTGAACTAGTAGCCCCAACACTACTTGAAATGCCAGGAGTAGGCCCTGTCACCGCCGCGCAAATGATTATCTCTTACTCCCACGTGGGCAGGGTCAAAAGCGAAGCGGCTTTCGCTGCCCTAGCGGGGACAAGCCCTATACCAGCATCGTCAGGAAACAAGGTACGCTACCGGCTCAACAGAGGCGGAGACCGAGCACTCAATAACGCTCTACATACCGTGGCTCTCGTACGCCTGAGAAACGATGACCAGACCCGCGCTTACATGGAAAAACGACTAGCCGAAGGAAAAACCAAACGCGAGACTATTCGGCTGATAAAACGTTACCTCGCACGCAAAATCTACCGGCACCTCACCAAAGAACTAACCCGCAAACAAGTCACTCTCGCAGCTTGACAAATATAGAAGCGTCAGCCATAGAGTGCCGTGCTTATCCAGTTGTTTTGGCTGTTTTTTGTAGTCTGTTTAGGACGTATTTCACTACTGGTAATGCCACCCCATTTCCCCACAGTTTGTACTGTGCTGAATCAGTTGGCTCAGTTTTCAGCCAAGTAGTGATTTGACTGCGAGTTTTCGGTTTTACCGCTCGTATCTGGTTCCAGTGTTTCCAAATGTTTTCCCAGTAAATGATTTCATCGATTTCAGGAGTCAGGTTTTCAAGGTTTTGACACCAATAGTCTGGGAATCCTTGTAGACGAGAACATTCAAGGGGTGTGAGTTTGCGTGGGCGAAGCATTGTATTACCAACAATGGGTGGCTGGTGTGAATCACTCGCCAAAAGTGCACCAGCAACATTTGTGGTTGCCCTGGTGAAATGATCAGATTTCGAAGAAGTATAGACTGGTTCGAGTATGATCATTCCGCCTTGATTGCATGCGGGATTACCGCCAGCTAAATCAAGAGTTTTTGCCACAGTGGTTTCGTAACCGCATTCACCACCATATTTACGATTGTCGTGGACGGAATTTATACCGTATACAGGTTGGTCGAGTAGGAGTGGAACATTTCCACCTCCTGTTCCCATTCGTGAAGTTAAGGTTTGACTTGTTACCTGGTCGCCAATTTCAATGCGTGAATCATTGGGATGGTAATCAAGCATCACCTGCATGCTAGGTTCAAATAAGACTTGGTCAGCACCAGTTCCCAATGTGCCTGAAAGGTCATGCTGAATCAACGGCCCTTTACCACCGCCTGGCTTACCGGCACGCATACGAAGAGTTAACGCCCCGCACCGGTTGCCTGTAGTGCTTGGGCTAATTGCTTGGGCAGGGTTTTGTTTTTCTTCTTTGCTCGCGTCAGGATTCCTTGTGCTGCTTCGGGACTCAAATAGAATCTCGGGTGCGGATTGTCCTGCAAAATCTGCGACAAGGAAGATACGACGACGACGTTGGGGCACTCCGAAAAATTGAGCATCGAGCACTCGCCATGCAAGTGATGCCCCATCTGCCAAGACGTATCCGCTGGTTGCCCAGCTGGTTTCAGGAACAGGAATGCGTGGCGTTTGCTGGCAGGATACCTCGATAAACGCTTGCAAGACCGCGGCGAAGTCGGCCCCGTGGTTTGAGGAGAATGCGCCTGGCACGTTTTCCCACACAGCATATCTTGGGTAGATACCATGAGTTGCTTGCCTCATTTCTTCAATAATTCGCACAGCTTGGTAAAACAGTGAGGAGCGAGACCCTTCAATCCCGCTCCTTTTACCTGCGATAGATAAATCCTGACAAGGTGAACCAAACGTGATCACATCCACCGGTTGTAACCGGCCACCATCTAACAAATTAATATCGCCAACATGGGTCACTTCAGGCAGATTTTTCCTAGTTACCCGGATAGCGAAGGGGTCTACCTCAGATGCCCACATCGGTTTGATACCAACCATTTTGGCAGCTAAAGGGAAACCGCCCGAGCCATCAAACAAGGACCCCAACGTCAAAGCACTCACGATTCACCCCGATCAACATCGCGCATCAAATCCAAATACGCGTATTCTCTGCCACCCCTAAGGCAGGTAATTCCTGCCGCGTCCCCTGTATGTTCGGCATACCGGCGCAAAATCACGGAGGCGTATTTCTCGTCGAGCTCCATCGCATAACAGATGCGGTCGGTAGCCTCACACGCCATGAGCGTGGAACCTGAGCCAGCGAAGATATCGAGCACTATCGCGTTGACCTGGGTCGAGTTCCCAATCGGATACGCCAACAAATCCAGTGGCTTGCTGGTTGGGTGATCGGCATTCTTGCGTGGCTTAGCAAAATTCCACACCGTGGTCTGCTTGCGATCCGTATACCACCGGTGTTTACCCGTCTTCACCCAGCCAAACAGAACAGGCTCGTGCTGCCACTGATACGGGGATCGGCCCAGGACGAGGGAATCTTTAACCCAGATACAACACCCCGAAAGATAGAATCCGGCCTCGGCGAAGGCGCGACGGAAGTTCAAGCCTTCAGTGTCGGCATGGAAAACATAAGCGGACGCGCCTTTCTCACACACCCCAGCCATATTCGTAAACGCCGATAGCAAGAAGTCATAGAACTTATCGCCATCCATCTTGTCGTTCTTAATCGACAAACCCGACCCTGATTCGAAGGCGACATTGTACGGCGGATCGGTCAACACAAGATTGGCTTTCTTGCCATCCATCAACAGCTCAACATCCGCTTGCGAGGCGGCGTCGCCACACACGAGGCGGTGGCGACCAACCGTCCACACATCCCCACGCTCCACGAACGCAGCCGCTTCAAGTGCAGCGGTGAGATCGAAACCGTCATCCTCGACTTCGCCCTCATCGAGCGAACCAATCAACTGCGCAATCTCAGCCTCATCAAAACCGGTGAGCTCAGCATCAAAATCACTCGCGTCAAGATCAGCAATCAAGAGTGCGAGTTTGTCATTGTCCCACTCGCCACTAATCTTATTCAACGCGATATTGAGTGCTTTCTCGCGCGTCGAATCGAGCTCAACAACAATCACCTCGACATGCTCGTGGCCGAGATCTTCAAGGACCTTCAAACGCTGATGACCACCAACAATGTTGCCAGTCGTTTGGTTCCAGATGACAGGCTCGACGTAACCAAACTCGGACAATGACCGCTTGAGCTTCTCATACTCGGGATCCCCTGGCTGGAGATCCTTACGCGGATTGTAGTCAGCAGGTGTGAGTTCAGCGATTGGCATCGTTTTCATGAGCATGCTTCTTCACCGCCTTTACTAGCACGTCAACATAAACAAACGAGTTCTCCCAAGGCAAACCAACACGACCGAAATGCCCATAACTTGAACACCTGACATAACAAGGTCTACGAAGATTCAAAACATCAATAATCCCACCAGGACGCAACGAGAACACCTCGGAAGCTGCAGCCGTGAGTATCTCGTCGGAGTACTCACCCGTGCCGAGAGTGTCAACACTGAAAGCAACCGGGTCAGCCTTCCCAATCGCAAAACTAATACTCACCTGACACTCGCGAGCAAGACCTGCATCGACGATGGTTTTAGCGATCAGGCGCGCCATATATGCAGCCGACCGGTCAACCTTCGAAGCATCCTTACCCGAGAACGCCCCACCACCATGTGGGGCAAGCCCACCATAAGTATCAACCATGAGCTTGCGACCCGTTAGGCCAGTGTCGGCTTTCGGCCCACCCACCGTAAACACACCCGACGGATTCACCAGAATCTCGGTGTCAGCGCTGACCGGCAGGTACGGCTTACAGGCAGGTGCGACGATCAGGGTTTTCACCTCAGCCGCGAGCTCATCCAGATCCTTGGTTTTATCGTGTTGGATCGACACCACAACGGTCTCGATTGCAACTGGCCTACCAGCGTCGTCATAACGAACTGTCACCTGCGCCTTACCATCAGACTTAATACCAGTAATAGTGCCATCCTTACGAGCATTATCAAGACGGCGACAAATCTCATGCGACAAAACAAGCGGCAACGGTAAACGCTCAGGAGTCTCAGCAGTGGCGTAACCGTAAACCGTTCCTTGATCGCCAGCACCCTGCAACGCGAACTCGGTATCATCACCAAAGCGCGCCTCGAGCGATCGGGTGACTCCTGCGTTGATGTCTGGGGACTGGCGGCGAGTGAAAACGAAGACAAGGAACTTCCACGGCACATAACCAGCCTCCACCAACGCGTAGCGCACCGATTCACGAATACGCGGACGTACCTTCGTTGTGATCTCACCGGTCACGATAATCTTGTGGCCAGATGCCATGACCTCGACAGCGACGCGGGCGGCGGGGTCTTCGTAGAGAATATCGTCAAGGATCGTGTCAGCGATTCTGTCGCAGAGCTTATCGGGATGGCCAATACACACAGCCTCAGCACTCTTCGTGATAGACATACACACACTCACTTTCCATGGGCGGACAAATATTTGGGAGATACTAGATGACGTAGCGGCGTCAATACGGGGAGGAGAATCAATGGGGATCGGGATTGGCCTGATTATGGGAACTGCGATTGGTGTCCTTTTGGACAACATCGCTCTATGTGTAGGTATTGGCTTCCTTATCGGCCTGATCTACGAGATCATCTTCAATAAAGACGAAGACGACGAAAAATAAGACGGTTACGAGCGGGCTTTAAGCAACTGCTCCATCACCTCATCACCAGGAGCCACACCCGAATAATCACTGGTACAAGTAGCACGAACAATCTCGTAAATCTCATACCAATACACGTTCGCCTGCTTACCAAAACTCTGTGACATCGCGACGAACGGGGACGCTATCGCAGCACCCGTCGTCGGATGCTTACCAAGCAGACCGAATTTCGAGATCGCCTGCTCACACTGCACATACCGGGCGAATGCCTGCGCATAGGATTCGATCAGGCGCGGTGCGACGAACTGGGAACAACCACGAGCATCAAGCCACTGCCACGTTTCCCGGTAGACAAGGTCAGCACCGAGTGGTTTACCATCACGCTGAATGTCAGAGAGGTAGTCGGAGGGTTCGGGCATCGTCTCGCCAGCAAGCACCGCACCATCCCCAATATCGCCGCCCTCAAAATCAAAAGGCTCACCCAGCGGATCCTCAAGGCGGGTTGCTGGGCGACCAGAGCTAAGCTTCTCATTCAACGGGTCAGGCTTTGCTCCCGCACGGACGCGGCGACCGCCCCGGTTAGTGCCGTCTTTTGCCATGAATTTTCTCCAGATAAATTATGGGATGGGCAGGTAGCATTGTGTGAAGGGCACGGAGGTAAAAAAATGAAGGAGTACGCTGTTAAGCAGCCGCATTCATTACCGCAAACATGTGTCGCTATCCTCAAATGTTGCGCTTTTATAGGATCATCTCAGTTATTCGCTTTTATACTATTTCACTTTGTCAGTAGGGTGAATGAAGCAGGTGACTTTCTGGTCTCTCTACTTGAACTGAGTTCGCTGACAATATTGATTGGTTTACTCCTCAAAAGCGGGATAGCTGTTTGCCCTAGCGATAGTTTTCCTGCTTGTTCTCATCACAGTTTTCATAACAGTCGGGTTGTTTATGCGCAGGTATAACCTGTCTATGTTTTTGCCATTTCCAGCATGAGGTTAGGCATAATGTTGTATTTGCCGACCGTGAGTAGAATTGTTTTGTTAGGGCACATCCGATACCGCAGACGCCTCTCGTTGCCCCGCCTATCCTTTTTTGCAGCACCTCTTGCCGCGTTTGTCTTACATAGATGATTCGTCAGCGGTAGCTAAGAGGTCTGCGATATTTCGCTTGAGTATCTGACACTGGTTCAATGAAATCGGCAGAAGTTACATCGGATCGCTTTGCAGCAAGGTCAATCTCAGTGTCGCCACTCTTGACGAAACGCGCAAGAGTTGCGAACGTGTTGTATGAATATAGTTATGTGATTTCAAAACTAGAATTTAGTTTGGAGGAAATGCCGCCGATGCGTCACCACAGTGGGGAATCTTCCATTCATGAGGATCACATTTTAGTGAGGCTTTATCGCGTTCGTCGAGGACTATGGTGGGTTGGTCTCGCCTTCTTCGCTCCAGTCACTTTCCTGTATGTTAATGATGATGCGGTTATAGCATTTCTTTCGGGAGCTCCAAGTATTGAGGCTGTTTCGCCATTTAGTGAAGGATCTTGGACTTACACAGTTCTCGCCTCAAAATATCTTGTTTTTTCGATAGCTTGTGGATACCTGTCGTGGATTGCGAACCGAATAATCCGATTTGTTGAGATCCTTCGCAAAGAAGATACAGAAACACTTGTAAACTGTAATACTCGAAAAATCATTCAGAAGGTCATCGTCTGGTGTGTGACGTGTTCAGTGCTCGTCTTGTCATCGTGGGGTTACTTTGTCTACGGACTCATATATTTCAGCTCGTGAAAAGTCGGGTAGCTTGCCCAGATAATCAGCGTGTTTTACCTGGGCAAGCATCGGACTGTTAGCGGTTGGGTGATGCAAGGAATGCTGCGTACGCTCGCGCTAGAATCTCGGCCTCACCAGCGTTGGGAAGAGAGCTTGCATGAGAAGCGAGCTCCAATAACTGTTGCGTTCCGACGATGTTCGTCAAACCCATGGCATCAATTCCATCCGTGACTACCTGGAAAGCTGCAACTAGGTTATCGGCACTACCAGCGAATCGTTCTTTGTAGAAGCGTTTAATCCGATTTGTCTCGCTATCTTTGAATGTATCTTCCATTGCTTGCGAAAGACTATGCTCTCCAGAGTGCTGTTTCATATACCTAGCTATCAACCATGCGTCCGCATCAGCAAGAACATCAGCGTACCCAAAGCCCTGCCCATCACGCGGGCTTCCAAGATGGGAACTAACCCATGAATACAGGTCGACAGACTTTGCATTATTTTGGTACTGACCCCATATCTGGAGCAAGTCTAAAGGCCATCCGCCAAGATCGCCAAGACCATATTCGTCAACAGGATAATCAGCTCCCCACGTCAAATATCCTAAAGTCGTTGCGGCCATGTGGGCGATATCTCGTTCTGACAAAGTTCCTTTAATCGTTGGCTGTTTGCCGCATACCTCAGCACAAACTAGACGCGCTGAAACCAATTCTGCAGGTAGTGCAATCTCAGGGGTGTACGTCTTCCACAAGATTGGAGCAAATTGTCCTTGCGACCAATATTCTGGCTTACGCAACCATTCGAGAATAAATTCTCCTACAAATCCTTTGTATGGTGCAGCGGGATTCATAAATCCACTCATTGCTGCGAGACATTGACTTTCTGTCTCTTTAACCCAATTCAGTAGCGGATCAGAAGCCGCATAATTGCGTTCAACAGTCGAGCATACAGTGGCTGCTCGCGAGTATGCGACGCGATCGAGGTCCCATTTTCCTCGGTATCCGCTGATTTCGTGGAATTGGTCGAATACCCAGTTTTCAGGAATCGGGAATCCTAGGTTTCCTGAAAAGCCTGTGGACATGTCTGAAACAAAGGACGCTGCTGCGTAGCCTGCTTGTGATACGCGGGTGCAGATGTTTCGTGAGGCATAGATCCCTACTCGGTATCCTCCGCCCAGGCTTTGAGCGACTGCTTCGAAGTACGGAAGGATGTGGCTGGTCACTTCAGGGTCTGTGGCATCGTAGTCGACAGCGAAGTAAATGATTGTTGGTGGCACGCCAAGGCGTTGAGCAGCATCTTGTGCTTCTTTCGCGTGACGGTGTCCGTTGTCAACAGTGAAATGAGTGAGCTTGGTTGAGTATTCTTGGAAAATCGGGAAGTACTTCAACCCATGCTTGACAATGCGTTCGAGCTCGCCTGGTCTCAACGCCTTGAAATAATTTTCTGGTTTCAATACTCCCATTCCTGGCTCAGTCAAATAGCGGCCAACAATCTGGTATCCATCAGCTTTAAGATACTGAGCAAGTTCTTCAGTGATTTCGAAGCGCGTATCACACGCTACGCAGTCACGGTCAGGATCTCCTTTGGAGGTAAGCAGGCTCATCCATGTGGTTGGATCGACAACGCCAGTAACGGGCAGAGCATAGTCTTGTTGGAACTTGCGAATCGTAGCTGTAAGAGTGGATGACCATGATTCGGTTGGAGTGATCTGGTAGCCGTTACACACGAGTGCTACGCTCGCAAGCCACACCCATTGGCTTGTGCCAGAAGAAATGGTACGAAGCCGAGACCGTGTTCCTGAACCAAAGTTGCCAGTAGCCTGCGTTGGGGTAAAGCCTTGTAGGGATTGGAGAACCTGGATTAGCGCCTTATTCATTTCACGGCTATATAATCCATCGGTCGGGACGATCCCCGTGTAATTCTTGTAATTTCGGTTGATGGCTTGTTGCGCAGTGCGGATAGTCGTTTTGCCACCATAAGCTGCAAGTAGACGGAACTGTTTCATTGACAGCAGCGCCATCATCATCTCGAGATCAACCGTGGCGCTCGTGTCAGACAGCCCAATATCGGACTTCATCCGTCGAATCGAGCTTGCCACATTATCGGTGAACTTGGTAGTGATTCCACCGTATTCAGCCGGGTAGCCTTTACACCACAAAGCTCCTTGAATAATCCCATATACTTTGTCATCGTTACCAGTCTGGCGAATGCCGTTTGGCCAGCGGTTCTTGAAACGTGATTGTGTTCCAGAACCGAAATTGTTCGCGGTTGCCGTAATCCCTAGTTCGATCTGTAATGCACGAATGAGCGCGTAAATTGTTGCCCATCCTGTTTTCCCCGTCTCTTCAACCGAGCCGAATCCTGTTCTGCTCCGATAGGTTTCGTTCAACCATTTTTGTGTCGCTAATACCATTTGATCGGTCATTATTTCCTCCTTCAGGAAACATGTCGTGTTTTCACAAGGCGAGCAGGATTACTCGCCTACAAGGAAGGCTTCAAAGCAAGGCGTTTTATCACCCCTGCTACTCATCGCCTTCGCATATACGTCCTCAAGAAAGCCCAAATCCGGACGGGCACGAAAAGGAAATCTGAGAAAAACTTGACGGCACTTCGCCTCTTTGCAGAACTGCCAACGAAACTTGAAAGGTTGTACTGAACCCTGAAAGTTGGATGTTTATTTGTTCAGTTTTAGGGTTGGGGGTGTTATGCGTCCTGATAGTTCGTTGTCGGTGGAGCAGCGAGCGGCGGCTGTTGATTCGTTTGAGGCGGGGTATGGCTCTCGAGCCACAGCGAGAAAACTTGGGTTGCCGTTTCGGCCGGTGAATCTTCTTTATGACAGGTGGGCTCTCCATGGGAGAATGGCGCTTGTGGCACGTGATACGAAAGCTGTTTACTCGTGGGAGTTCAAGCGCTCGATTGTTGCTCGCTTTCTTGCTGGCGAGACCGCGACGCAGCTGGCGGCAGAGTTCAATTTTTCTTCGGTTGATATCGTGTATTCCTGGGTGCGGGTGTGGCGTTTAGCTGGCGATGAGGGCTTACGCCCGAAAAGGCGTGGCAGGAAGCCGAAAACGTTAATCGCTAGCCCTGATCCCGAGAGGCGCGCGATGGTTCCGGATGCTGCGTTGATTGAGGAGAATACGAGGTTAAAAGCAGAGGTAGCGTATTTGAAAAAATTACGAGATCTGAGGGAGCAGGGGCAAGGCTGAAAACCCGTGTGGTTGCCACTGTCAGATCTGAATACCCGTTGCCGGTACTGTTACAGGTAGCCAATCTGGCGCGATCGACATTCTATTATCAGCTGGGGCAGATGCAGGCTCAGGACCGGCATGTGAAGTTGAAACAGGCGATTCGGAAGATTTTCGATAAAAGCCATCAGCGTTATGGTTATCGCCGTGTGCGGCTTCAGCTGCTGCGCGATGGGTGGTGTGTGTCGCGCAAGCTTGTTGCTAAGTTGATGAGGCAGCTCGGTTTACGCTCTAAAACGAGGAAGCGTAAGTGTTACAACTCTTACCGCGGTACAACGTCACGTCGGGCTGATAATCATTTAGATCGGCGGTTTGCCACGGAAAAGCCGAATCAACAATGGGTCTCCGATATTACCCAGTTCCAGATCTCGGGACAGAAGCTGTATTTGTCTCCGGTGATGGATTTGTGTGATCATTCGATTCTTGCTCACACTCTTTCGGTGTCTCCTACAACGAAAGTGTCCGCGTTGAGCCTGAAAAAGGCTTTTCGTGTAGCGGGTGATCCTGAAGGTGTTCTTGTTCATACTGATCAGGGTTATCACTATCAGCACCAGTCATGGATCAGTCAGCTAGTTGAGCATCAGTGCGTTCAATCCATGAGCCGTAAGGGCAATTGTTACGATAACTCCGTGATGGAGAACTTCTTTTCTCACTTGAAAGAAGAAATGTTCAACAATGACTCATTCGTTTCCATCAGCGAGCTACGCGCAGCGATTGACGAGTACATACAGTGGTACAACACTGGGCGTATACAAGAACGGCTCGGAGGGATGACCCCAAACGAATACCGGCAACACGCACTAACCACCATCGGATAGAATCACACTGTCCAAGAATTGGGGTTCAGTACAGGTTAATACCCTGTTTGATTCAGAAACTTTATGCACGGTTGGCCCCGCCCGCTGACCCCTCCGAAGGCCGTAGAGATCGAGAGGCCCCAACCCCTCACCAGGCTTTCGACATTGCCCCGTGTCCAACGAACACCATCAAGATGGGCATCTTTGAGGTTCCAGAACTTTGACGCGACAGCGGGCAACGCGCGCTCGTCAGTAGGTGTAGACCCGAGATTGTTGCCGCCACCGGTCATCATCGAGCGCGCTCTGGCGAGAGTGGCAGGGCTTGCACAGCGAGCGAAGGTTCTCAAAGTCGTGGGTGCCGCCGTGTTCGAGCGGGAGAACGTGGTGAACCTCTTGCACAGGCGTGTACTTGCCTTGCTCTAGGCAGTCTTCGCAGAGCGGATGGGCTGCGACGTAGGCGGCGCGAATCTTGCGCCACCGTGAGCCGTAGCGGCGGTTAATCTTCGGATCACGCTGATACTTCCGATACCGAGCATCCTCAGCCTTGGCATGGGCCTCGCAGAAGCGTTCACGGGTCAGTTCAGGGCAGCCAGGATATGAGCATGGAGAGGCTGGTTTGACCGGCATCGCTGGCTCCTTCCCACTGGATGTGGTGAAGCCCCAAGATTCCCGTGTGTGTGGGTTCTTGGGGCTTCTCCTACTTTTCAACCACCTACAGTATTGCAGGCCGAAACAGGCAAATGCATCCGCTGTTCTTGACACCTTTTGGCGCAAAGGCGAAAAACCCTCACAAACGGCCGTACAGCGCAGTCGCAAGCCGAGCCAAGGCACGCGACTTCTTCTGGTAAGCGGTGGTGCGCTCGACGTAGAAGTGGTTACAGATCTGCTGCACGGCCTCATCTTGTGTGCCCTCGCCGAGGAAGAACGCCTCCAACACCAGCCGGTCATCCCCGGAGAGGATCTCCCATGCGGGCAGGAACCAGTCCATGTACTGACGAGCCTCAGCGTAGCGAGCCTTGTAAGTGTCGATGCGTTCAATCGTGGCCACGATCCTGTTCTCGGACGCATGCAGATCGCCAGATGGTGGTGTGCCGTCCATGCGCGGGGATGCTGGGCTGGCCGCATCAGCATAGGCGGCCTTGATCTGCTCGTCGGTACTCTCGATGATCTGTTCCATCACCGCATAATCCTGCAGGGCTGCAATCGCGGCTTTCCTTGTGTCGAGGTATTTCGTCATCACATGCATGAGCTTGTCCTTTCAGTGGTTGTGATTTCTGCTGTGACCGCGTCGATCAACGCAGCCTGCGTAGCATCTTTCGCATCAAGGGCTTTGAGCACGACTTCATCGAGCGTCCCTTCAGAGATCAGGTGCGTGATCGTCACAGGTTCGGATTGCCCTTGCCGATAAAGCCTGGCGTTCGTCTGTTGATAGAGCTCGAGACTCCACGTCAACGAGAACCACACCAGCAGATGCCCACCGCTCTGGAGGTTCAGCCCGTGGCCGGCCGACGCGGGGTGAATCAGTCCGAACGTGACTTCTCCGCGATTCCACGCTTCGATATCCGCGCTTGTTTTGAGTTCGCGAGCCTGCGGGAACCGGGAGACGATGCGTTCGCGGTCATGGGTAAACCAGTAGGCCACGAGCAGTGGGTTGCCGTTGGCTGCCTCGATGAGGTCTTCTAGAGCGTCGAGCTTGCGCTCATGCACAGAAGCCCAGTCACCCTCGCCGGTGTAGATCGCGCCGCTCGCGAGTTGGAGTAGCTTTCCGGACAAAGCTGCGGCGTTCGCGGCATCAACCGTCGCCTCATCAAGGTCGAGGACGAGGTCTGCCTTGAGTTGCTCGTAGACCTTGCGTTCTTTCGGCTCCAACGTGACGGGCGTGGTCGTGACCGTCAACGGCGGGAGTTGGAGGTGGTCGGTGGTTCGCATCGACAACGTCATGTCACCAATCGCCCCATAGATCTCATCCTCAGCACCCACACGGGGCTTATAGGTGAAGACCTGCATCCCATTGCGCTTATCGGGCACAAACCACCGCTCACGATAACGAGTAATGAAACGGCCCAAACGCTCGCCGCCGTCGAGAAGACGGAACCCAGCCCACACATCCATCAGCCCGTTCGACGCTGGCGTTCCGGTCAGGCCAACCCAGCGTTTAACGTATGGGCGCATTTTCACCAGCGCAGTGAACCTCTTCGCACGATGGTTCTTGAAGCTGGACAGTTCGTCGATGATGACCATGTCGAACGGCCACGCACTCCCAAGCTGGCTAATGAGCCATGGGATGTTTTCGCGATTGATGATGGTCACCATCGCAGACGCCGCGAGAGCGTCCAGCCGGTCTTGTTTGGTGCCAACAGCGACCGATACGGTCAAACCTCGCAGGTGATCCCACTTCGCGATTTCTGCAGGCCAAGTGTCTCGCGCGACGCGTAATGGAGCGATGAGGAGGACGCGGTGGATGGTGAAATAGTCGAGCATGAGCTGCCAGATCGCCGTCAACGTGATCACCGATTTGCCCAAACCCATCCCAAGAAAGATCGCCGCCTCGTGATGGTCGATGATGAAATCGGTCGCCTGGCGTTGGTAGTTATGCGGCGTGTAGTGCATCAAGCACCTCCTCGATCCCGTCAACCGAATCGACAACGAAGGTCTGGAATCCCTGGTCGCGCAGTTGGTTCATCCGATGCTGTTGGATTGGGCGTGGTTGTTTGCCTGGTGCTTTGAGCTCAACGAAAACTACGCGGTTTCTCATCAGGCATATCCGGTCAGGTACACCCGTGGTTCCAGGGCAGACAAGCTTCCAGCACAAGCCACCGATGTCTCCAATGGCTTTCTTAAGCTGAGCTTCGATTGTTCTTTCATTCATGACTTTTCCTTGAGTTGTCAAGGGTTGTGTTGGTCATGTAGGTCTAGTTCTAAACCTCTATATAGAAGTATTTTTTTGGCTTCTATATAAAGGGCTAGTACCGACGTACACGACCAACACACCCGTCGTTAGTTGAGCTCGAATTCGTCAAGCAAGCGAAGTCCTCGGATGAGTTTTCCGCGATTGTTTCGACGCGAGGTGAAGCCGTTTTTCTCCACGGCCGCATAGAAATCACTCGTTGAGCGCACGTACTCGCTACGGCTAAGCGCCCAAGCCCTGTAGGAGGAATAGAGCGCCCCAGACTTCTCTTCAAGACCCGGGTCGAGCTCGCAGCATTCGTCGAGGAAATGGGCGAACCAATCGTTAGCCGCCCGATACTTCTCCGACGCTTCTACTACACAGGCGGGTGGGGCGAGCCGGTAATTCTCGGCATGGATCAGGCGTGCGCCTTCCATAATCCAGGCCAGCACTGCTCCGCCTGCGTGGGTATAGAGGTGGTCGGCATAGTTCTTCACATCCACACTGGGCTGGATGGTTTGGGTGAAGGGGATGACGACAAGGCGCCTCCAGATACCGGTATCCATCGCCCCGACCTTGGGCAGGTGGTTTGTGTAGAGCACGAGGGTGTGGGAGGGTGTGAAGGAGAAGGGATCTTTGTATTTCTTCTCCGCTGCGATCTTATCCGTCGAGGCCAGCTGCTTCGTCGACGAGGTCGATAGACGCACGCCCTCATCGTTCTCGCCAGCGATCAGGAGGCGGCGGGCTCGGGTTTCTGCCATTTCGTGCTTGGCGTTGTTCTTCTTCCCCGCAATCAGCACCTCCGCCGAGATGGTCTCCGAATAGGAGCCGAGGACGCGGGCGATGGTGTTCCAAAACGTCGACTTACCGTTGTTTCCATCCCCGTAGGCGATGATGAGGGCTTCGATGAGAACTTTGCCAATCGCGGCCAGCCCGCAGACGCGTTGGACGTAGGCGATCAGCTCGGCATCGCCGCCGAAGGTCAGCTCGAGGGAATCACGCCAGACCTGTGCTCCCTCGTCGGAGGGGTCGGTTGCGGTTTGCTTGGTCAGCATGTCCGCTGGGTCATGCTCACGCCTACTCCCGTCCCGCAGATCAAACGTTCCTGAGGGCGTATTGAACAAATACGCGTCAGCGTCGAGCACTTCGGGATTGATGAGGGCGAGGGGTCGGGCTTGGCGCATGACCGCCTGGATCGTGCGGTCTGAGCGGCATTTGTAGATGAACTTCTGCCACTCTTGGGCCGCCGTCAGCTCCCGATACACCCGCGCCTGCTCAGGTGTAAACATGCCGAGAGCTTTAGCTTTGGTCATGGCCACGAGCATCGCCGTCACCCCGAGCTCGCTGGCGCGTTGACTGATCGCCTCCAGCTCAGCATCGACTTGCTCTAACTGGCGGGTGGTCAGTTCTTGTACGACGTGTTGGACTTTAGGTTCGTTTTCCTCCCACACCCCGCCTTCGTAAACCATCCACGCTGTCGCAGGCGAGTAACAGATCCGATTCGCATACTCACTGGCGAGGACCATGGCTTGGCCGACGTCAGTGAAATCCTCCGGCTTCAACGTGGTCAACTGCGCATACGCCTCGGGCGGCAGGTAGTCGGGGTTGGCTGCGACCTTGGCGGCGAACCGGCACGCCGAGTTCCAAATCGTCGTCAGCTCGCTGTCACTGAGTGGTGGTTCGCATAGATTCGCTTTACGGTCGAACAAGTCACGTGCCTGGTCGGTCTGCCCGTAGCGGATGAGCACCCTGCCTGCGAAGCGCGAGAGCGTAGCGTTGCGTGACCCTTCACCAATCACAAGAGTGGAAGCATCGAAGGTGGCGAATACGTCGATCTCGTCAGCGTTATCGAGCCAGGCATCGAGGATCTGGTCGCCTTCATGCACCGTCACTACCGCGTTCGACGCCCCGTAGATGAACCTTCCTGCGTCGAGAGCGTTGCGATCGAAGAAGGAGAACCGTGATGCGAGGCGGTGCTTGAGCCCCGCATAGTCGTCCGCGTTCGTGATCGTGTGGATTGGGAAGTAGACATGGAAACGCGGCCGCGCCGAAAGCACGCCCTTCGGCTTCATGTGGTTGCGGGAAGTCGCGGTCATAAACTCCACACCAGACATCACCTCAGCGACCTTCTCGGGTGTAATCCACTCGGCCTGGGTTTCTGTATGGTCGTTGTCGATATCCATCACCACGCAATCCGAAGACATGAACGTTGCAGTTGAGCGACGGTCATTCACATAGGTTGCGGCCACATGATCAAAGCCAGCAACCGCCACTAGGGATGCCGCGTCGGCGATGGTGTGTTTGTTCGGGTAGCGGTTATTGTTCTGCACGCCGCTCACATTTGCGGCGTACAAGGTGAAAGGCGTGGTCATGGCATGACCTCCTTGAAATCAGAATCGAAATACTTAATCGGCAACTCGAGGTCGCGTGCCCACCCAATTTCCAGGCGCATACCAGGGCTGACGTGTCCGACGTATGCCCACAGGGCTTCGCATTTGGCGAGCAGCACCCTATTGAAGAACATCGCCAACTCACGCTGATCAGAATCGGCGTCGTCCATGAACTGCGGAAATAACAGATGCGGGGCGAACGGGATCTTGCCTGCTGCTACTGCGAGCTCGCAGAATTGGCGGGCGAGCTCAACGTTCGCCTGCGTGTCGCCCGAATACGGTGAGCAGATATAGACGAGCGGGCGGTAGCCAAACTGCTCGCGCTGGAGCTTCTTCAAAGCGTGGTAGCTTGTCAGGTCCAGATAGCCTTCGGTGTTCTTCTTCGAAAACCCAATATCAAGAGTCGTGACGGTCATGCTTGCACCTGGCCCTCACGCTCAATGACCGGCAGAATGCTGAGCTGGTTCTTGAGAGCCTCGTAGATGAACAAGCGGCCTTTCTGTGTCCAGTAGGTGTGAATCCGGGTGCGATTACCGTCGTCAATGACATGAGTTTTGGTGTCGGTGTAACCGTTGCCAGCGTGCTGGGCGTAGAGCAGCCACACGCCCGATTGCTTGTACTGGATACCGAGTTTGTGCAGGAGCTGGTTGAGCTTGCGACCAGAAAGCCCATAATCCTTCGCAATCACCGTTATCGGAAGAGCGTCCTTGGCTTTGAGTACCATGTCGTAGTAGGACAGTTTCGGTTTCGCTTCAGCCAAGGCTTGAGCTTGCGCAAGATTCTGCAACGTGAGCTCTGCGGTTTTGCGGCGCTCCGCGACGTAGGCATCAAGCACTTTGAGGAGCGCTTCAGGATTAGTGACCAGCTCATCAGTGGCATACAGGCCACGGTGGCGGATCGATGGCAGCACCTCGTGGGTGACCCAACGCTTGAATGCTCGGGCTTCTGGTTTGCGTGATGCCATGATCAGCCCGTAAAGGCCGGGTTCGTTGACGCACCATGTGGCACCGCCGGAGAACCCTAAGTTGAACTTAGCCTTCTCATCATCGTCGAGACGCGAGACAGCAACCGATGGGTTCGTTAGCTCGAGGGCTTGGCAGATATCGGCGGCGATGAACCACGTCTGATCATCGGCGGCGAAGCTACGTACCTGCCCAAAACGGTCATTGGTAAAGGTTTGAATGGTGTTTCCCATAACAAGGCTCCTGTTCTGAGAGCCAAATAGACGAAAGGTGCACCGATTGGTGCGAGCGACTCTCAGTGGTAGGCCACAAACCTTCAAGGAGTTAACCCCCAGGATGGGTTTGTGGTCACTGAGCTTTGGGGCTCTCGCACATACGCCCTCGAGCACCACCTAATCCGGACGGGTGTCATGAAAATTGCTTCCCGAGATGCCGGGTATACCCTGCAGACAAACAGTGCAGCGCGGGCGAGCAGGAGATATGGGTGAGATGGATAAAGCCACGGTGTGGGCGATGGCGAAAAACATGCGGCTATTCGCCTTCATGGAATACCTGCGCGACCTCAACAATGACCCAGCACCGAGTGCTGTAAACCAACAGATAGCCGCGTATCTGCGAGAGTTCATGGAAACCGACCCGAGCATTATCCTTGACGAACAGTAGAAGCGCGCTGGCTAGTTCCATCACAGGGCGTGTTCGTCAACTCGCCTTGGAGATAGAGATGTCTCTCGTCCGATACGAAACTAGAATTGCGTCATGGGAAGGATCTACGGCTACTACGAGTGGGATGAGACAGTTGGCAACCCTGGACACAGAATCGATGGTTCGCTTCATCAGAACCTATACAACGAAGATCGAGTATTGTCCGGTCACGCCCGATTCGTACCCGATGAAGATCGCTTGAATCCGGCAGACGAATACTCGTATGAGAACACATTCGTCACCTCTGACCATCGCCGCGAATCTGAAGAATCCAATGAGCTCGCCGAAGTTATCGGTGAACTTATTGTCGCAGTTACGGTGGCAGGGATAGCCAAGGCGGCTCCTCACGTCAAACAATGGTGGCAAGAAACGGCGCGACCTGCTGTGAACCGTCAGGCGAAATGGATCCGGAGCATCGGAAGAAAGAAGAAGTCTGACGAGCCCGAGACACAGGTGCTAAATCCAGCACGCGATGAACACGCCGCCATCGAACTGGATCAACGACAGATCATGTCCCGCCAAGAAGCAATGGCACGGATTATCGCTGGGCTTGCAGCAAAGGCGTATAGCGACGAACAACTACGCATGGTCAAATCCGCGCGAATCGTCGAGGTTGAAGATTACGCAGAAATTGAACAAGCACTCTCGCAGATTCCTTCTGAGCAGTTGCAAGCTCTAATTATCGAGATGGTCAAGAACCCGGCGCTTCTAGAGGACGGATCGCTCGCAAACCTCGCAAGCATGCTCAACCCGTCAAACCAGCACCTTGGGCTGTCTCCTGAGCCAATCCATCGCGAAGATCCAAAGATTTAATCCTTGCGGTAATAGGCACACTCATACCCATCCGCATCCAGCGGAAGGCCTTCCGCCCATGCTGGGAGCGTGGACATTAACTCACACGCATCGGCGACGGTGAAGTCCGAGTTTGTGGGTTCATCGATGACGATTTCGTCATGAACATGCATCACAATCCGATGCCCCGCCTTGGCGACTGCGTGCATGCCAGTGACGAGCAGGTCACGAGCGATCGCCTGGACGATATTCTCGACGAGTTTTCCACCGTAGGTTTCGAGTTGTCCCCAGCGCCGTGCAGTGGTGGTGCCGGTGTAGGTGATGGAGGTACCGCCCCAACGGTTCTCGCCCAGACGCGGCTGCACATACGCCAACCGTCTACCGGATGGTAGTTCGATGAAGAGAATCCCAGACTCAACACTAAAGCGCAGATTCCGTAGTCGAATCGGCTGGCGCGACGAGATCGCGGCAATCACGGCTTCTTCAACGTCGGCCCAGAGCTGCACAGTATGTGGATTAGCTTGCCGCCAGGCATCGACGACCGGTTTGAGCTCATGCTCGGCGAGTCCCATGTGCAGGGCACCCATAGCTTTCAGCGCACCAACAGAGCCGCCATAACCACAGGCGAGCACCGCAATCTTCCCCTTCTGGCGAAGCTCGGCGTTGATGCCGTGTTTTTCTACTGGGACGCCGAACATGCGGGAGGCGGTTTCGCAGTAGAGGTCTTTGCCCTCACGGAAGGCCTGGAGGGTGGTGGTTTCTCCTGCGAGCCAGGCAATCACGCGCGCCTCGATTGCAGAGAAGTCCGCGACAATAAACCGATTGCCGGTACTAGGGATGAAGGCGGTGCGGATCAACTGCGAGAGAGTGTCGGGCACGGAGTCATACAGCAGCTCAAGCGCATCAAGATCACCCACTCTGACCAAGGTTCGTGCTTGGTCGAGATCAGGCAGATAGTTCCTCGGGAGGTTTTGGACTTGGACGAGGCGTCCGGCGAAACGTCCGGTACGTCCTGCGCCGTAGAACTGGATAAGCCCGCGCGCCCGGCCATCGGATCCTGCGACGTTGTGCATCGCCTGGTATTTCTTCACGCTCGATTTCGCCAGATCACCACGGAGTCCGAGGACTTCTTTCACCTCACCGGTCGCGGTGTCAAGGGCGGCATCGACGTCAGCCTTGGCGAGTGAGTCGATGTGGCAGCCGTGGGTGGTGAGCCAGTCCTTCAGCTGGATGGGTGAGTTCGGGTTCTCCAGCCCGGTCAATGTCTGTGCCCGAGCGAGTGTCGCGTTGCGGTGATGATCGTCGACGGCAACCGCGTGATCGACCAGCGTGTGGTCGAGAAGAATCCCAGCATCATTAATGCGTTGGTCGAGCGTGTAGGTGTCCCACTCGTCATCGGGCATCGGGAATGATGAGAGCCGCTCGTGGATGGCGAGCTCGACTTCGACGTCGCGCCGGTTGTACTCGATGAACCGCGCCCACCCGGTCGGGTCAGCTGATGGTGGGTTCCTGCGTTTGCCGCCGTTCAGGACTGAGGGTGTGGCGGGTGTGCAGAACTGCTTTATCAGCTTCTTGCCTACTGTGTCTTTTTGGACGTCGAGTTTGAGGACGGTGGCAACCGCGTCGAGGCTCATCGGCAGACCAAGGTAGGTCGACCAGATCATGGTGCACCGCCACTGCCTTGGGCCAAGAAACCCATCAGCGAGAAGCTCTGGATGATGCGCTCGTAGCCAAGCGGACAAGCAGACACGTTCGAAGGCGGCGTTATGCGCCCACTTGACCACATCCGGATCCACCAGTGCTGCGAGAACCTCATCGGGCAGGGTCTCGCCGCTGGCAAGATCCACCACTTCGACCGGGCCGCCGTCGACCGAATATCCGAAGAGTAGCAGGGCGAAGTCGGGGTGGTCGGCATACGGGTAGACGCCTGTCTTGGCGAGTTGGGCGGGGCTGAAAGATTCGATATCGCAGAAGAGTGTTCGCATGACGAGGTTCCTTTCACATAGAGGAAAAGTGGAGGGAACCAACGGCATGTGCTGGTTTCCTCCACGTGTGGGGATGGTTAGTTCAGGAAGTCGTCATCAGCGGCGAAGGCACCGAAGTCGGTCTCAGCCGAGACACGCCCGCCGCCAAGGCTCTCACCGTCACGGGTCTTTTGAATGTTCCCCAGTCCGCAGGCGATGCCACGGTTGCCATTCGTGTTAAACGCATAGAAACTCAAGGAAACGCGGGCGTAGCAGCCTGAGTAGACCTCGGCACGATCAAGAATCGGTGCCACATGCTCGTCGACGATCTGCGGAGCCGTCAGGGAGTTGGCGTTGAGGAAGTAGGCGCCCTTGTAGGCTTCGTCGTCACGCTCAATATCCCCATCACGCAGCGGCAACTTGAGGGCGGCCTTGTTGGGTCGCTTCCCGCCAAACTTCCCGATCCCGGCCTCGATGGCGGCATCCACGGCCTTCTCAATAGCCGCAATCGTGGCGGTGTCGGATTTGGGGATAATGAGGGAGACGGAGTACTTGGGTTTTCCGCCTTGGATGGAGTTCGGCTCCCACACATGGGCATAGGACAGGCGTACTTCGCCGGTGACAATACGGGTCGGATTCTGAGTAGTCATAATCTTTTCTGCTTTCTACTAGTTACTTGTTTGTTTGAAAATCGGTGGCCGCACTCACCAGGTCGAGCGACGGCCGTTTGTCGGATGCAGGGACCAGGGTTGGTTTGCCGGCAGGCTTAGTCACGAGATCGCCGAGGATCTCGTTGAAGGCGGGTTTACCCATGAGCCGTTCCATTGCCGTGAGCGTGATGAGCTTGCGATCATAAATGTCCCTATATCCAGCCGCCTCAGCCGCCGCAGCCACGTCGGTTTCGGAGGTGTATTTGCGTACAGAACGTCCAGCGACGAGCTTGAACCCCTCAAAGACCACGCCTTGATTGACGGCCTTCGAGAGCGCGTAGGCCTCCACGTCGGCTGCCCAAGACTTCAAATCCGGAATCCGAGCCAGCACATCCGAGATCTCCACATCAGACAGCTCGGCCGGTGGGGCGAACTCGTGCTTTGCCAGGGTGAGGTTGGCTTCGGCTCGTGCCCGACACGTCGGTGCGATGCGACAGAACTGGCACCACGAGCCTGGACAAAACTCGCCCCCACCCGCCGAGGCCAGCTCAGCCTTCGGCTTGACCTCCGTCTCAGCCCACGCGAGGAGGTCTGCGACGGAGGTTTCCCAGGTGTCGACGTTGCCCCGGCGAGGCTGGTAGATCGTCACCGCTACGGTCTCGATGTCATACAAGTCCCCGAAAACGTGGACGGCTCCGAGCGCGTAGAGCATCAGCTGCGGGTTGTGTGCGGCCTCGACCAGCACGCCTTGCCCGTACTTGAGATCAATGATCTGCAAGGTGGGTTCGGCGATGATCACACAGTCGCCGGTGCCGAAACCTCCCGGAACAATGTGGGAGAAGTCGAGACGCTGCTCGATCAGCACCTGCGGATCACCACAGGATTCTTGGGCGATGGAGATGCGTTCTTGCACGAACGCCACATAGTCATCCGTGAGGGTTTCCATCTCGTCATCAACCCAAGTTGAGACTGGCCGCTTCGAGCGCTGCTTCAACACTCGGCGGAGCTTGTGCTCAGCCAGCGCGTGAGCGACAGTGCCTTGTTCGGCCGCAGCCGACGTCGACTCCGGCTCATCAGACTCCAGACGCGCCGACGGGGTGCAGTTGAGCCACCTGTGAGCACCAGAAGCTGAGAGGAGTGCGTGATCAGACGGTGCCATCAGCAATCTCCTTCGCCCGCTCAAGAAGCCAGCCGTACTTCGACGGGTCAACCGCCGAGAGCTTGTCCGCGCCGGTGGCAACAATCAGCTCGCGAATCTTTGCCGTGTGACCTTGCGCCGAGACCTCAGCGAGCACGCCGCGCACGTCCTCCAACGTCACCGCAGGTTCAGGCTCCGCAACTGGAGACATGTCTGGTGTTTCTTCGTGCGCTGGGGAACAGCTTGGTTCTGATGTGCCGATGAGTCGTGCAGCTGGTATCGGGCGGTCACCGATCATTCCCGCATGGTCTTCAACCTGCTCATACCAGTCGTCCTCGAGGGCCTGCGCCTGCTCACACGCATAGGCGGCAGCCTGGTTCCATGCGCCGATTAGTTGGTTGCGTGTCTGGAAATCCATCATCGCCCTCCACCTCCCGCGCGCCCGTCCAGAGCATCTACCAAGGCCATGAGGTCGTCATCAGGTTCAGTGATCTGGACTTCGACGTTCGTGGTATCGGATCCGGGCAGGAGGATCGCCATCTTGTGGAGCGGTGTGGTGGTGCCGAAGATGGCGCGCAGCATCCGCGTGGTGACTCGGATTTCCTTTGCCGACAGTGCCGCATCGGGGTTGGGGTTTTTGCCGATCTTGAGCTTGAGCTTGGTACTCATTTGTTCGTTCCTTCCTGAGCGGTGCCGTGTGCCTCGCTCATAGGGAGGCCATGAAGATCGCTGGAGTTAACCCCTGCCGCGATCAGTCCCTCACGCAGGTGTTCAGTGGCTTTCTTCAACGTTTTCGAGATCGCCGCTTTTGACACGCCACGGGCAGCGGCCACCTCCACTGCAGGCCGCTGTTGGACACGGATGGCGATGAACACTTCCCGCTGCGCAGGCGGCAGCTTCTTGATGAGCTCGACCAGCAACTCGCCAACGGCCTGGAGAAGGTGCTCTTGTTCAGTGGCGGTTTCGTTCTCGCATACGATGTCTTCGGCTGACGGCGTGGATCCGGCTTCCTGGTTGCCGTAGGAGTTGTAGGCATCCCACGAGCAGAACTTGACGCCTTTACGGTCTTGACGGTGATATCCGTGTTCGTTGTTGTATTCAGCCCGGTCAAGATCAGTGACGATCTCAACCCACCGATCCTCAGCTTCAACAACGATCGGATCACCGACAACAGACGTATAGGTAATGAATCCCATGAGTGGGGTTCCCTTCTTGTAAAGGGAGACCCCGTTGAGGACTGCCGAGAGAAGACCGAAATGTTGAGCGGATGCAGTGACGGGCACCAGCCCCGCCGGGTTAAACCCGGATTGAGGTGGTGCCCGTCAAGCGCTCAACGGTGGTCTTCCCGAATACGGCTCTGCGCATGCGGAAAAGTAGGAGAAAGGTTTCAGCGTGCCGGTTGACCGGTGCGGCATCGCCGAAAAGGAAAATGAGAGAGTGTTTCGCGGCTGTCGACCGCGCTGCGAAACACCAGCGAGGGTGTTACTTGCCCTTACGCGGCTTGGCTTGGGCCAGCGCGGAGCCTGCTACGGACTTCGTCCTGGCTGAGGTTCGGCCATCGCGCAGAAGTGCCGATGCCTTGGTGGCTACCAGCCGAGACGTCTGCTTCATGTTTCGTTTACCCATGTCTCTTCTCACCTCCTGCCCACGCTCGTTGCGACACGACTACGCGTTCGCGTAGATGAACACGCCAAGAGTGAAGCGAGACTGTATAATCAGAAAGGATGTTGTCACTCGTTCCGCTCTTGCATTTCCATTAAACGAATCTGCGCGTGAGTAGGCGATGGTCAACCGATTGACAGCGATTGAACGCGATTGCGGAGGTGAAATTGGGCGAGAAGAATAACTTCACGCAACTCGTCGATGCGCTTCGTCCAATGATGAAAGGCACCCGCAAGCTTGGCGAGTTCACCGCATTCGTCATCGACCTGGGACTCGTACCAGCACCTGACACGGGTGATGAACGGACAGCTATCGAGCTGCGTGCCGTTTCCACGTGGAAGGGGTATGCGAACGGCTCGTATCCGATGAAGCCGGACTTTGCAGGTGAACTTGCTGGAAGGTGGGATGAAGAAGAATTCTCCTCGAACCTGCTCGACTGGTATCAAGAGCCCGTTCTCAATGAACTCGCCGACAGGTTGCACCATATCGATGCGAGAATCAACAAAGGCAATGTTGGACGTGGTCTCGGTGCGCTCATCCGCGAAGTCCTCGTCTCTATCCGCGACACCGCCCCGTCACCACTCGAGGTTTCGCTCAACCTGCCCACACCCGCCCCGCAGTCGGTTGCTCCGTATATTGATGAGAAAACCAACCGGCTGCGCCTTGGCGATCAATCAGTGGGGCTTCCACCGAAAAAGGACGTTCCCGAACATATTCAGCCCGACGAACTCATCTACGTCGCCGCCTTACTGCACGCCTACTGCGAAGGATTGCCCACCAGCAATCTAGAACCGGTGATTGACGATATTCCGCCACGCTGGTCGGCTCATTTCCAAGACCAACGCAAAGCGTTCTACAGCGCCGAATGGGTACGAGAAGCCTCATGGAGCTGTATCCATAACGGCAAGGCAATGTTCGACGAGTTCCTTGACAGCATGCACGCCGGAGTCACCGACACAAACCTGCGCACCTACCCAAACGGTGTCGAACGGCTCCTGGCCACCCTAGCCCAAGCTGTTCAAGTCCAACTCGATCGTCAGCGGCTCGATCAAATCATCACCCTTATCGACGTGTGGAGTCGTAAAGGCTCATGTCATGAACTGGCCGCACAAGGCAGATTGTCGTGGGTGGACGCATGAGACTTTCAGCCCTCGATACCAGCTTCGAAGCCGAGCTTCGCGCCCTGATCTTCCTATTCCTTCTCGACGAGCCAACCGACGTGGACTACTTGGCATGCCTTGACACGCTCACCGTCAATGCACACACCTTCGGTCTGGGCGAAACGAACGTGAACGGCACCCACCGGCTCGCCTCCGGCGAACTGAACGCCCGCACCAACCTCATGACCCAAGCCTTGCAGCACATGACCATCCAAGGGCTCGTCCACTACACCCAGGACAACGGGCATGGACGCTTCGTCATCAGTGACGAAGGCGCCACGCTGGTTAACCGGCTCAGCACCCAATACGCCACGGACTTTTTCAACGCCGCGCTGGAGACCATTGAGCGTGTCGACGACCAAGACACCAACACGCTCACATCATTCATTCTCACCGCAGCCACCCCAGGAGAGTCCCGATGAAACCAGGCTTTTGGATTACTCACATCACGGTGGCAGGACACCCCACCCGCGAAGACTCCCGCATCAACCTCACCGACGGCCTCAATATCGTGTGCGGGCCATCAAACACCGGAAAATCCTGGGTCTTGCAATCAATCGACTACATGTTCGGCGCGGCCACCAAGGATTTCGCCATCGACGAGCAGTCCGGATACACCGAAGTACGCATGGGGCTACGCACCCCGTTCGGACAACTAACGCTCACACGCCCAATCGGGCAAGGCCACACCATCGTCGACGTTACGAGCACCGACAAACGGATCCCATCAGGACAATACCGGCTCAACAAGACCAAAAACAGGGCGCTACTCAACTCCCTGTGGCTGCGCCTAGCAGGGTTCGAGAATCCTGATGAACTCAAGGTCATCAAGAACCAGAACTACGACGTTCAAAACCTAACATGGCGCACAGTTTCCCACGCGTTCTACGCTGACGAAGACAACATCACCAAGAAAGCCCCTATCCTCCTACCAGAGCAAAACACGGCACACACCGCCGCTAAATGCACGCTCGCAGCGTTCATCACCGACAAGGACTACGCCGCATACGCACGCGAGGAGAACAACGAAACCAAGAAGCTACGAAACAACGCGATCATCGACTACCTGACTCCAAAACCAGACGAGCTACGCCAACGCATCGATACCCTCGAAGCAGCCCTCGAAACCAGCAACCCCGACCAAGCCCAACGCACTATCGACGAACTATCTGCACAGGTCGCACACGTCAACACGCTCATTGAGAACGCTGCACGTGAAGGTGAACAGGTAGCCTCCCGGCTCCAAGAAATCCGTGACCAGTTAGCCGAATCTGGCGCGCTTCGGCATCGCTACGAAGAACTCGCGTCCTCCTACCAAGCCAAAATCGACCGTTTCGACTTCGTTCACGAAGGCCACGTGCTTACCAGTGCTATCCCCGCACCTGAATCGTGTCCCATCTGTGAGCAAACCCTGCCAGCAGACAAGACGCCTGCCGCGGCTGAACCTGATCCGCGCGAGCGGCAAAACCTTCTCACCAGGCTTGACGGGCTACGCCAGACGATCACCCAAATGGAAACCGAACACGCACCACTCGTTGCAGAAGAACAACAACTAGCCTTCCACTCCCGGCGCATTACAGAACACATTGAAAACCAGCTACGCCCGCAACTACATGCCCTCGCATCCAGCATTGCCGCCAACAATGCAGTCGTTGCGATGCAAACCGAACTGGAAGAACTCCGCGAGCGCAAAACAGCGATCGAGCAAGAAATCGCTGAGCGCCAAGCTAAGACGTTCCCCAAAGGTAATTTCAATGCCACCAATGAGTTCCCGGAATCGTTTTGGGAAAAGATGAGCGAAGGCTTGCTCGACACTCTTGGGGCGTGTGCGTTCCCGCGTCTTGACCGTGCAACGTTCTCGCGTGAACTGTTTGATGGCGTGGTCAACGGGAAAACGAAAAGCAAGCAAGGCAAGGGCTACCGTTCGTTCGTGAACACAGCGGTGCTGCTCACGCTGCGCGAATACTTCGCCTCAGAGGCTGCCATGCACAGCCCAGGTGTCCTCATGATCGACACTCCGCTCCTTGGTCTCGATGACCCGCAGCTCGATCCCGAGCTTCAAGAAGCCCGAGAGACCATCCCGATAGCCCTGTATGACTTCCTGACCGAGCGTCAAGATCTCGGTCAGATGATCATTGTCGACAACATCAAATACATGCCCGACATCACCAAACTGCAATCCCGTTGCAACCTGATTTACTTCACCAAACAAGAAAGTCACGGCCGCTACGGCTTCCTCGAAGACATCCACGACGAGGACATCATCGACACGGAGGAACCCGATGCCCAATAGCCCCACCTTCAGCTACAAACCCCTGTGGAAGCTCCTCATCGACCGTGACATGACCAAAACCCAGCTCCAAGAACTCGCAGGGCTCAGCCCAGCAACCATCGCCAAGCTCGGACGTGGAGGCAACGTCACCACGGATATTCTTCTACGGATTTGCGAAGCACTGGATTGCAACATCTCAGACATTTGCCAAGTTGAGCGCCGGGACTCAAGTACCTCTAACGAGACCCGAACTTGACTATCGCGAGCACGAGAGACAACATCTAGCCAACGAGAGGCAGATATGACAGACTTTAATCTTTTCCACAACGACGCCCTTGATGTCTACAGTCAATGGCAAACGCCCAACACTATTGTCAGCGACGGCGCGTACGGAGTTGGAGGCTTTCCAGGCGACCCTAGAACCCCAGACGGACTAGCTGATTGGTACAGACCTCACATCGAAGAATGGTCTAAGCGTTCCACTCTGGCGACCACATTGTGGTTTTGGAACACAGAAGTCGGCTGGGCAAATGCGCATCCCGTCCTCGATGAGAACGGCTGGCAATATGAGTTCACAAATATCTGGAATAAGGGCGTCGGGCAAGTAGCAGGTAACGTGAATTCCAAGACGATACGTCGCTTCCCTGTGGTAACAGAGGTATGTGTTTTCTACACCCGCAAGCCACTTATCTCGTCATCCGATAATAGTTCTGGGCATATTCATATGAAGGAATGGCTTCTGTCGGAGTGGAAGAGAACTGGTCTTCCCCAACGGCTAGCGAACGAAGCATGCGGAGTGAAAAACGCTGCCACTCGCAAGTACTTTGACCAAGGTTGGCTTTGGTACTACCCGCCAGTCGATGCAATGATGAAAATCGTTGCGTACGCAAACGAGCACGGCGATCCTGCTGGCCGCCCCTACTATTCACTGAATGGGGTATCTCCGGTCACCGCGGACGAGTGGGCGGGAACTAGATCTCCCTGGAACTACGAACATGGCATAACAAACGTTTGGGACAGGCCAAGTCTTAGAGGTAGAGAGCGTTATCGCGGAAGCCTCATTAAGTCTGCCCCGCGTGCAGGTAAGCCTACCCAAATGAGTGCGAGCCACCTGAACCAAAAACCGCTCGACCTGATGACACGTATCATCCAGGCAAGCACCAATCCCGGAGATACAGTTTGGGAACCGTTTGGAGGACTCTGTACCGCTTCCGTAGCAGCGCTTCAGCTAGGAAGACATCCGTGGGCCGCCGAAATCAACGATGATTTCTACCAAATGGCTAGTGAGCGCCTTCAGACTCTTCAGAAACCGATGTTTTAGGTTCTTCGACCTTCATCGAGTCGTAGAACTGCATGATGGTAGCTTCAGCCTTCTCCCGTTTCTTATCATTAGTGCTTGTAAGATCTGAGAACACAGTTTTCCAACTCGAAATCGTTTTGTCTAGGTACTTCAATTTCATGATCCGCCTTTTGAAGTCCTCGACATCTTTGTTTGCAACGCGATCAATTTTCGCAAAGTTCGTATCGAGGCGATATTCGAGGTCACGCATCAATTCTGTAGCCTCAGCTTGAGCCTCTTCAGAACACGGGTTCGACGTAGAAAACTCCCGATCCAAGGCCTCTTGGAGCAACTTCGGATCAGACTTCTCAACCTGTAATCTGTACCCATTTACGTTCGATTGCTGAAGATTTGCCGTCCGACTGCTTGTATCATTGGGCTCGATCGTCAGATAGTGCGGAGGTTTGTGATAATGACTATCGCGACTACGCGCCAATTCTTCACCAGAAACAATTAGCGTTCCGAGCACTTTAGGCTCACCAAAAACGAGATTGCTCATACACCAAGCAACGATCACGACATTGATATTTTGATCCAGAAGCAGATTCACAGATTCGCGGAAACGACCAGTAATCTCCGTGCTCAACACGAACCAAGCCTTGATCTCATACCCTGCCAAAATCTCTCTGGACGTGCTATCGACAAGCACCGCGTCTGGAAATCCGGGATCCTGCCGATGCCACTCAAACCCGTCAGATGCGGCTTCATTGAGAATAGAAGCAATTCGCTGCTCCATAAGATTTCCGACCATCGGGCTCAGTTTGCTGACGATCCGAGCGAGGAACGGCGCCTCATCAGCCTCAACGCTTTTTATCTCGATCGCATCCACATCGTCGCCAGCTAGCTCCTGTAGCGTGTCTTGGGCTATCTCTAGCTCGCGCTCAATCTCAGATGCTTCTACCATGACGAAATTCTATCAATCGAAGATGACCAAGCCTGTCTGGACACACGTGTCCCAGCCATGATCCCGCTAGCGTCTTCTGACGCCCCGTGAGCACTTTTGGCGCCTACCCATACTTTTGACGGTAGCCTGCTCTTTTTGACGCTCTCGGGCGCTCGGACCAGTAGACCACCCAACAGACACCAGATTCAGCTCCAATCGACCCTCCCCAGCGACCACTCTGTCACACCCAGAACGCAGAAAACCCCTAGGATTACGCGCTTGACTAGGCAAAGCATGTAACCCGAGGGGTTCTCAACTCACTCAAATCATTGTATCCAAGAGTGAGTACAAACGGTTGTCTGTACTCAACTTTGGCTACAAAGCCCAGGTGGGTGCATTTTTAGATCAGGTGGGTGCAAAATCTGGCTGGGTGGGTGCAGATTTCAGGTCGCATGCACCCACTTCCTGACCAGGGCTTTCAGCATTCATCAAGCTATTTACTGTGCGTCAGTTGAAGTCTGCGTCCATGCCAGTGTTCGATCAGCCATCGATCGTGACTCGCGATAATGAGCGTTCCTTCCCATGTTTGTAGAGTATCTTCTAGCGCTTGCATAGTATCGAGGTCGAGGTAGTTGGTCGACTCATCAATGATCAGAAGTGCAGGGTGGTTGGTTAATGCGATAGCAATCTGTGCTCGGCGCTGGTTTCCAGCAGACAGCTCCGCGATGGGACTAGACCACGTCGATGGGTGCAAGATTCCTTTGCCAATCGCTCCAATTCCATGTCGCCAGATGTCACTACCGAATCCGGGATCCTCTTCCACAGGCAGACGCTGAGGTACGTGACCGATGGAGCTATCTCGGGACAAGAACCCGCTTACGGTTGCGCCTGATGGTGGTTTGCCGGTGGCAATCCAGTTCAAAAGCGTGGTCTTTCCTGAACCGTTCGCGCCTGTGACTAACAGGTGCTCCCCTACTGAAAGATCGAGGTCTAGTGGTGTAAGTCGATGCGCCACGCCAGCTTGTCGTGCTGATACTGCGATTCCGGTAGTCAAGGGGCCTTGCCGGTGTGGGAACTCCAATTCGTAGTAGCGAGGTTTTCTTACTTCGCGCTCATCGAGCCGCTCTAGTCGCATATCGTCATTGCGTGTTCGCTTAACTGACGTTGATGCTGCTCGATCGGAGTAGAATTTCTTTGCTTTCCCTGAAGCGGTTTCGAGCCGGACCCCACCACGTGCGATCTTCATGCTCTCTTGACGATGCACTCGCAAGTGACGCTTCTGGGTTTGTTGTTCAGCGTGAATTTGATGGTGTTTGCTTCGCGCTGTCTCCTTTGCATTCAGGTAGTCCGAGTAGTTTCCGGCGTTACGGTGTAAACCCTGGACGCTCGTGTCACCTTGTGCCTTCGCAAGTTCGCGCCACACGGTGACGTCCATGTCATAAATGACGGTCGCAATGTTGTCGATAAAGGCTCGATCGTGACTGGCTAGGAGCACTGGCCCTGCCCAGTTCTTGATTGTGTTGGATAAGAAGTCGATTGCCGCGATATCGAGATGGTTGGTTGGCTCATCAAGAATCAGAACGTCGGGGTGTAAGAGTAACAGCGCTGCCAACCGTAAACGCGCGCGCTGGCCGGGAGACAATGATGACATGTCACGTTCCGACGACATGCCAATTCCAGCCAGTCCTAAACCAGCTAGTACTTCAGCGGCTCGGGCATCGAGGGACCATACGTCGTGTGCGGTCATTTCCGCTAGTACCCGGTCATATTCCGATTCCTGCGCCTTATCACCGTTGGCAAGGGAAACGGTGATCTGCTTAAAGCGCGCCGACAAGTCGTTGAGCGGTCCTAGGGCGACATCAAAGTACTTCGCTACTTGGCCTTCAAAACCATCAGGATCTGGCACGAGGTGATTTGCTGTGCAAGAAACAACCCTTCCTGAATCTGGTTGGAGGTCTCCCCTAATGATCTTAAGCAGAGTTGTCTTACCACAGCCATTTGGTCCGATGAGTACCGCTCGTTCCCCCTCGCCAACATGCAGGCTTACATGATCCAACACACGGTGAGAACCGTAAGAAAAAGAAATAGTGTCAAGGTTAATTGAAAGCATACTGATCTCCGGGACGTAGAAACTTCTGATACGTCTCAGCCAAGGCTGAGTGGAAATCACATGCTCATCGGAACGACAAACTCCTCAATATCTGATGTCTTAACACGGTCCTGACTTTGGAAGTCTATCAAAACTGACCGCCAACCTCCGGCCCATACGCACCTGTGGCCTCATCCTTAAACCTGACGCTGACGGCGCCTTCAGTGTCGACCATGGCATGGTCAACGAGTAGCGACCAGGCGTCGTCGCGGTACTCGAGCGGCGGGTTGGAGTCCAGGAAGTCGCAGATGGTGCGTGCTTGTTCGAGGCGTGCGTGCCGGTCGGTGATCTGTGATTTAAGGTCAGCGCGCTTAGTGCAGGCCTGATTGTAGCGGGCTTCAAGCTCGGCGTACTTCTGGTCGTACTCGTCTGGGTCGATCGCGGTCTGTACTGCGGTGAGAACCAGCTGGTCGATTAAGACTGTGATTTCCTCAACCTGCTGAGCAGCACGGTCACGTTGGGCTTCCAGCTCACTCGTGTCAAAAACTGTTGCTTCAAGGATTTCGAGCGCGTTGCGGGCACCGGTGTTTGACTTGACGCGCTCAGCGAGAGCTTCGACGAAGGCTTGCTCTAGTCGGTATCGGTGACGTGTGGTGTGGCGCATGGGGTCTTGCCGTGTCCGTATTTGTTGTTGCAGCGCCAGATGCGTCGTTCGTACTTGGTGTTCGAGTGCCAGGTCTTGCATCCGAAGATCCCCCGCAATCGGCGCAGTAGATCATTTTGGTGAGGGGGGGGGAGTGCGTGAGACGTAGCGGCCTGATCGTTGGCGTAGTTCGCTTTGGACGCGGTCCCCCATCCATACTTTTTGACGGTGGCCTGCACTTTTTGACACCCTCGGGCGCTCGGACAACCAGACCGACGTCTGGGCTCCCCAAAAGGGCCTCGCCCAGACTCCTCTAGCCCTGATGCGCACCCAACCCGAACGCAGAAAACCCCTCGTTTTCCACGTTCTACCAAGTAAAAAGCGGAACCCGAAGAGTTCTGTTCGCACTCACACTTTTGTATCCAAAGTTGAGTGGCAATGGTGGAGCCTACGAGAAGTGAACCGGTTTCTGCTTCACCTTGCCCGTCTTGCCTGTGAGCGCTCCGCGTTAGGTCTCTGCTCACCCTTATTGTCCTGTCGAACTTTTTCCAAAATAATGACGAGGAGTGCGTGTGTCTCCGGTCAGCAACGCCCTTTAACTGCTAAATCATCTGCATATAGCACTGGAGTCCATCGCTGCGGGAGGTCGAGTGTTACGGCCTCCCCAGTGATGAAAACTAGACCCAGCTGGTTGCTAGTAAGCACCATCCCGCCTTCGAGAATTTCAAGAAAATCAGGAAGGAACAACACCGCATCACCGCTACGCTCAAAACTACGCATACGGGCATGCAAAAACTGAGACGTAGCCACACACCCAATTTTACGCAGAACCCCCACTACTCCTTTGCGTAAATCCTGATGCCGCTCTGCGAGAATTTGCTGACTTTCGACCAGCTTGCGCTGCAGTATCTCCTGATAAATATGCGGAGTAACGCAGCTGCCACGTTTCTTGTGGTTTGTTGCGCACTCCCACACGTCCGCCCGGTGGGGTGTACCAGAATGCCAGGTCTTGTGACCGTACTTAGCGCCGCAATCTTCGCATTCAATTCGCCCGGAAAGCTGCCTACCAAAAGAACGTGGTTTGCCAAAGCCAAGTATTTTCCGGACTGCGCTGAAGACCTTAAGCTCGGCAGAAATAAAATCTTGAGCCGCCCTAAGCTCATCACAACTGATAACTCCTGCCACTGCAAGATTGTCGAGGTAAAAATTCGTTATCGAGTAATCCATGCGACGCTCTTGCGCTGAAATCTGCTGCTTCAATTCGTGCACCACCAT